AAAAAGTATTTGTATTCGGCAAATTGATTATGATTCCAGCGTATCACATCACATCCTTTATACTTATCAACCACCGTGAAGTTTGATTCTGGTGTTGGTGGTTTATCTTCTGTCGTGAAGATATAAAATCCACTAATCAACACCACACCAATCACAATACCAGACAGTACAGTACGGTAATAATCAATTTTGCTCATTTTTCATCCTCAATTTTGATTGATATTGACTACAAGAAACCCAAACATCATAACTTACAGGAACATATCCAAGTTCTTTATATTTGGTTTCCCAATACTCCATTCTTTTCCAATTTTCATTATACCCAAAAGAAGTATTATTTCCCCATTGAAGTCCAGCAAAGACATACTTATGAATTACAAATCTTTCCCATAAGTTTTTGATTGTTTGTTTCATTCTTCTACATCCCAAGGTGCTTTTTTGTTTAGTATTTCTCTGAACCTTTCCATTATAGCAGGATCTGGCGGTTCATTCAAGCGTTCTACAAGTGCATCAAAGTCCTTTGCAGGTAATACAATTCTTTCAGGTTTGGCACCTTTACCCCAGAACTTTTCAAACTCCCATTGATAGTTCATATCCAACCATCCACCATTCAGAGAGTGCCAAAACTCTCCCCAGATATGATAATCATCAAACCGAAATCCTTCGTGAGACATCAAACGATACCACCACCAGAAACTTGAGTACTTAATCGGTTTAAATCCGATTATCCACTTGTTTATGAATGTTGGTAGGTTCATTTCTTACTCATCACATAAGAATAATAAGGGTCTCTACCCGACAGATTATATGGGTCAAAGTTTGGTTGAGACATTGAGTATTCATCTTGCATCTGACACCAACCATAATTGAGTTCCTCAAAGAAGGCACAACGGTCTATGTTGTCATTATAATCCAAACGGAACATAATGGCAATATAGATGCTATCAAATCCATTCAGAATTGATATAACCCATTTTGGTAATCTCATTTTCCTTCAATCACATCAAGTTTTTTGTGTATAAAGTCAGTGATGTCAATAGTATTCGCATCCACACCTTCCTCTTGACAGTCAAGGATAAACTCCATAAATGCACTAAGAATTAGACAAGTGCGGCGATGGTCGTGTTCTGTGATGGTAGTATGAGGAGAAGCAACATACTTCACCACATAATCATAGAGTTGGTCGTAGGTCATCAGGTGTCCTCAATAACGATGCTCTGGAACAATCGTAGGTTCTTCTACATTCATACCATTCACATTTCCAGTATTACAACTATAAAGTGTTGAAAGTTTCTTACCTTTGCGAACGATGTTGAAATGATCTATTTGACCGTTTGGATGTGTAAATGAGAACCAAACGGCATCATCTCCCATTACTTCATAATGAACGCTCACATTATCCAAGAAGAGTTCATCAACATTTTGTAGTTCGTTCATTGTGAATTAGCAAAAGATTTAGCAAACTCATCATTCACCAGTTTGTGAAGTTCCTTAATGTCCTGTTTCATTTTAGCACTACTTCCGTCTTTCGCAACCTCATCATAAAACATAGTAAGAGAAATGGAAAGAATATTCAGTTGTCGGGTTGTGAGGTTCATTTCAGTTTGCCTGATAAAGTTCAAGAATACGACGAGCAACAACAATCGCAAGTTCTTTGTTTGCGATAGACATATCTTCGCTGATGTTTTTAGAACCTTCTTCAATTCCTCGCTCCCCAGATTTGATATAAACTCCTACATTATCTGCTTGGAGTTCTACCCGATAAATCATTCCTTCTGCCTCATCGGTGAGTTCATAAACATCAGTGGTACTATGAACAATTTGAGTTCCAGGAACTACATTGTAAGGTTGAAAAGTCATTGGAGTTCTGTGTGTTCTTATGTATTATAAGGCATCTGGTGCCCCTGTGGAGGGGTCTTGTGCCAGTTCTTCAAGTGTCTCCGTGTCCCTCAGTTCATCAATTAGTTCCCATAAATCAGCACAGGAAATAACCCTCTCACCACATCCAAACTCACGATAATCTTGGTACTCGTGAATTACAAACTCCAGAGCAGCAGCAATTACTTTCTCCCTATCATTTCCTTTTGGACGGAGAGTATATGCTAAAGTTGCTTCTACAATTCTATCTGCGGGTGATAACATTATGCTACACCCTCCGCACTATCTTTGAATTCTTTTACTCTTTGGAGATAATCTTTACCTTGTTGATAAAGTCCTTCAATCAAGTCCTCAATATCAGCAATCGCAATCTCATTATATTCACGGTTGAGGTTCTCACACCGCAGAGCAGCAATCATACAATCTAATGTGATTGCTTGTTGTTGTTCTGGGGTGATTGGTGTTCCGTGAGGTAGTCCAGCACATTCCAGATTGTAGAAGTCATTATATCGTTGAAGCACACGATTACTTCTCTCTCTTCGTGCTGCCTCTTCAAGCATTTCTTCGTGGTTCATAAGTTTCCTCAGTTTCTCTTTGCCGTATTCAGTCAGTTCGTGTTTTTGTTTGCGGAGTTCTTGGATTTCTTCTGGATTGAGTATAAACCCATCTGGAATGTGCCCGTATTCTTCAGTCATCTTTGTATTGTTGTGCGTTAAGTGTTCTCCACATTACAATCTGCTCAAAACATTCTCCAAGACTACGACAAACGAAACTGTCTTCATCAATTCCATCAGGACCATCCCAGATTGTTGCCGTGTATCCTTTTGTTGGATGTGGTGTATAAGTAATTTCAATTCTCATTTACCTTTGCCTCCAGTTCGGCAATTTTCAGGTAGAGTTCCTCAAGGTGTGATGCTAATTTATATGCGTTGATTTCACACATCTCATAAACTCCAGCATCTGTGAGGTCTCCAAAGATTGTGCGCCAGTCGTCGGTTCTCTCAGTCATTGTTCGTCAATCCTACTTGGTCTTCTATTTTAGCATACTTTCCTCGCATAAAACCCTCATAAAACGCAGCATACACCCATTTTCTCATCAGGTCTTCACGGGTCTTTGGGTCTTCAATAGAACAGTCTCCCGCAAACCATTCAACAGTCCAAGTCCATTCAGTATGATTTCCATAAAACCATTCATTGAAGGCATTTTCTATGTCTTCAACAAACTCCCAGTCTTGTATTGGATATTGTTTAGTCATCGTAGCATCTCCTTCATTTTTTGTATTGCGTGATTGAAACCATCTACAAGTAATTCAGTATCTACATTTTGTGACCCAGCAGCAGATTGTTCTTTCGGCAACCAGTCCTCCACCAAATCCACAATCTCATCACACAAATCAATAGAATATCCAAGTTCATCTCTTACCCTATTCCAGAGTTTTTGTGCTTGGTATTTTTTCACCAATCTATTCACAACATCATCCATAGGTTTTGGATTATCTTTCTCATCCCATTCTACTTCATCATAATACTCTGGTTCATCAGGACATTCTACTTCATCAGGATACTTTCCGTGTTTTACCTCATTAAACCAAAGTCCTTCAAGAAGACGATGAGTTTCCAAGTCAGTAACACATACCAACTTCACACCACTAGCATTAACAGCAATATTTCCTTTTCTCTTATACCAAATAACAGCAGTTGGATATTCCAGACGATAATAAATCTCATCATTATAAGAGACAATCTCACCCTCAACAGTATTTTCAAGGGTCATTCTTGGTTGAGATTTATGTGTTTCAATCTCTTCCAAAAACTCCAACTTACTTTGAAGCATTTTGATTTCTTGTTTTAGCAGTTCAATTTCTTTAGTCATCACCAATCTCCTAAATCAGGTTCAATATCACCAAGAAGTTCTTGGGCATACTTAAGTGTTCCTTTCTCAAACCATCCATTACGAAAGTCATCAGTTGCTCCACGACTTTTATACCAAGACAGAATACCGTGCCCAACATCATCTCTTTTTATAATCGTCACATTCTGTTCGTCACACCACACTCTACCTTCCTCTCCCATCTCACGAAGAGCATTTAGTGTAGCACAGTTCCAGTTGTTTTCAAGGAAGTTTCCGTCCTCGTCAAAACCACACTTGGGAGCATCACCACTCCAAGTTTGTCCTCTTTCAATACATCTTGGGCACTTATAGGTCATTTCACTTCCTCATTAATAATGTCTTTGATGATATTATACTTGATTTTATCAATTTCTTCATCCACCCACTTTTTCACACCCTCATTCATACTTTTGAGTGCGGTTTCCCATTCTTCGTCAGTCATCGTTCAGCAACCACAATAAAATCTTCCATAGAAATATTCCTCTTACTTTTAGCAAGAACTCCTTGATTTGGAAAATAAGGAACTGCTACAAGATTATAACAGGGTCTCATCTGTTCGTAAAGAAGATAAAGGTTTTGGTCTTTTTTGTATCTAAAAATCGTCATTTGTTTTTTATCTATAAAAGTATCATAACAGAAAAAGCAACTGTTTTCAAGTGCCCTTGTGACGGTTTCTCAAGTGTCCTATTTCAGTTCCTCTTCAATTCTTTCAATCTCAAAGATTGCATTTAGAAACTCCAGACCATACTTACCTACTACAAAGGCATCTTTATCCTCAAAGAATCTATCACTTATGGTTCTCATAGAGTAATATTCTTTTTCTTTATCAAAGAAAGCAACGACATAACAATACTCTCTCTCCTCACAACCATCTACTTCTGCCTTATACCAACGGATAAGTTCATACTTTTTGTTACAGGTGCTCCAACGGAACTCTATGTTACGAAATCTCATTAGTTTGCCTCCTCAATAATCTCCCAATCTTTACAGGTTTTGTCACCGAAACGATTACTTCCAGTACGAATACTGACCCAGAAACTGTACTTACGATTTTCAGAAACAAGGAACAAATCACCATCACATTCCTGTTCCACAGTACAGACAGGATTGTTTTCCATAATGTTGAAAAGGCGGTTCTTTGCCTTGCTGCTTTTAGGTTTGACTGTGACCTTTCTCATTTCCAAGTCCTACTGGTGGTTGAATGTCGTTGAGTTCATCATACAGCATCTTTGCGAACCCGTAGTGGGGTCTTATGCCAGTTTCAATACTGGTACTTGTGGCGACTGCCCACATAATATCAAGTTGTAGTTTATCAGGTAGTGGTTTCATCTTCTTCATCACGGTTCCAATTCCAAGTGCGTTCAATCACTCCAATATCAAATCCAAACTTATATGCCCAGAACAGAATACTCAAGGTACTACCAGTTCCTGATTTGATTTGAATATAAGGCCAAGATGGATAATCATTCCAACTTACAGATGCTTGAAGAAGTGCCCAGCGTTTATTGTGAAGAATCTGAACATAGTATTCGTTCCCAAAATCTTCACGATGTTTGAATGTAATGAGTTTCATTTTAGGCTCTCAATTTCGTTTGCAAGTTCAATCATATCTTTTTGGTCCAACACAATCAAATCATTTTGTGCTGTATAATTTTTGATTTGTCCTGATGCTAAACGTAGAATAAATGCAACAAGTTTCTCTTCAGTATCTGCTCCCATCTGTCGGGCATCCCAGATACATTTCATAAATTCCGATGCTCTCTCAGTCATATAAGTTCTGTTCTTGTTGAATTCTATCTATGTAGTGGTAAATAGTGCCGTTGGAATACTGAAACTCCTCAAAACGATGTGGTTTCTTTTCTTTCATTTTGACGAGCATATTCATCCAGTCATAATGAGTATTCACAACCCAACCATAATGTATATCATTCATTGATAACTATCTCCAGTAGAAACATCAGAGAACATAAACACTTCACTCACTGAGAGCATTACTGCCTCTGTGATCGCATCTACTATAGCACCCTCGGATGGATTTTCAACGTGTTTGAAAGCACGGCGATATCCGAGAAGTGCTCCTTCTTCTACTGCTCGCTCAAGAATTACATATGTGTTTGGTTTCATTTTACTTTACCGTGAAGAGGACAATCACCATTTACCCATTTTTTATCGTCGGGCATTTCTTCATTATCCATCACAGGACACTTACATCCATTTTCAACAGCAGCATAACTACCAGGAATAAGACTATTCCAGGCAATATATTCAGCACTCATCGCATCCATTTCCTCATCAGTATATTGAGGATTATCAAGATTCTCAAGACGGGAGAGTTTTGCCTTAAGGTCACGAACTTCTGCTTCCAGTTCTTTAATATCTTTATCCTGTTGAGCATCATACTCTACAAGTTTTTTGTGATAATCCTCTGCCAGAATCAGGTCATACTCTTCGGCAGTCTTACGCATCGCTTCTACAGTACGCATTTCGTTGAATGCGACATATGCGGCACCCTTGGCAATACCATCAGCATTATGTCCCATAGCATAACAGAACTTCTCAAAGAGTTGAAAGAGTTGAATGGCATTGAGGTCTTCGGCAGGAACCTGAAAAGTATAGTGTTCCTCTGGAAGAATCTCATCATCGTAGATGCCACCTTTATGTTCCCAAACGGAATCATACTTCAATGTAACTTTTGCGGAATACATAATGCAGGTTTTGCGGGATCAATGAACATACTATAAGACCCCTGACTGGGAAAGTCAAGGGTCGATGGACGGTTTCTAAACTGGTCTAGGAGGACAATATTGCTTTACAAATTCGTTTACACTCTGCTTGATTATCACTACACTCAATTAAACACTGATAGTAATCGTTAATAATTTCAGTTTCCTCAATGAATTTATCTATTGTTTGATCTAAGTGGTTCCAAGAAGCAAGTTGATTGTAAGAAATTAAATTGTGCATAATACCTCCACGCACAAAGAATATCATAACAAAGAATTTTCGCTCATTTTTATGACCTCATTATTCTAGCATTATGTAGGAGTTCTGTGTGGAATTCTTAACACATCTTATTAGTATGGAAGAGATTTCAAACCATCCAATACTTCTTGAAATCTTTCTGCACGACTCTTATGATATTCTACATTCTCTTCAAGAACACTCACAATATCGTCTAGGACAATATCTACAGAAGCATCAGTATCAAAGTATTGTTGAATTGCTTCGGCAAGATACCTCCGCCGATTCCATTCCACACTATAGGGTTTGTATTCCATAATCAAAATGTATATGCGGATATTATAGAGTGCTTTTTGCTATTCGTCAAGTCATATAAGTTGCTTTTCTTTAAGATACTGAAGCGTCTCCTTAAGACTTCCAATATGCTTATAGTCAATCGCTACCTGAGGAAACTCTGCGTGGTCTCCAAACTCAGCATAGAATTGTTTCTCATTATAATCTCTTCCAAGTTTATACTCTAAATGAGAAATATTTAAACTTTCCAGAAGTGATCTTGCTCTATCACATTCCAGACATTTTTCTTTAGAATACAATACTGCTTGCATCAGTCTCTTCTCCTCCAGTCTCCATCCTCATCATCTCTGCTGAACCAATCTACAATCTCATCAACACTATCAAATCCAGTTTTACCAAATCTTTCGTGCCCCAATCCACCAATATCAAGTTGGTTTAGGAAATCATCTAAATCTCCTTCTTGCATATCAGGATTTTCTGCTTTTCTTCTTGCCTGACGAAGAAACTTTGCTGCAGTTTGATTTGCTTTTGCAAGTTTTTCCGCCCAGATCATATCTTCCAGACCGACTGCTTCGTGCTTGGCAATACGACTACAGATTTCTTCAAGTCTTAATCGGTATTGAGTAGAGAGCATATGTAGTCTCCATATTGGGTTATTTAGCATTTGATTCTAACTCGTCTCTCAATTCTTTTGCAAGTTTATATGCTCGTCTCCACATTAAATAACGAACAATAGGATTATCTGGAGAGTAGCGAATCCACCACTTAAACTTCTCAAACTGAAATTTTGCAAGTTGAGAACTCAAATAAACTGCCTTTGCAATACTTTCGTCCGTTGCAATCAAGTACGTTATACAAACAAAGATTAGCAGATAAACATAAGTGGAAGTCATTTTCTCAGTGTTTTAAGGTATTGAAGCACATTCTCACGAATATACATCAGTTCGTGATAGCACTTTTGATTATGAGCGCAATTACGAAGTTCGTGATCTGGTTTCAATACACTTTCTTCAAAGAGTGTAAGACCGCGATTCCACTTATCAATTTGAGTTTCTTCTGTCATATTTTTTTTATGCTATTAGTATTTAATCAGGTTTAGAATCCGTTAAATATGACTCAAGACTTGAAGTGGTCTTTCTTTTTCTTGGAGTTTGTTGAACCTTCTTTTTAATGTACTCTTTAGCAAGTGTGAGTGTCTTAGCAGTATGAACCTGCTGCCCATTACAAATCACGATAAACTGAGTTCCCCAAGGAACTGCTGCCCACTTTAAATCTTTGGTCACATAACCGTTTGGGTCTCCTGGTTTAGGATTCAAGAGACTTTCGTTTTGAATATTCATCCGAAAATTGCAGTTACACTAATTACTTTTGCTGTTGGATTGCGGGCAAGAGCAGTTTGTTTTGCGTCCTGATAATCTTTTGCTTCAACGATTTCGTCAAAGACTTTACCCGCAACATAGAGTTGAACTTTACAACGCATTTGAAAATCTCTTACCGACTGTTGCCAGCAGTCACATTCACGATACGAGCATTAGGATTTCGTGCCTTGACGACATCCTGTGCCTCACGAGGATTGTTAGCATAAACTTCTTCAGTCAGACGATGATTACCAGCGACGAAGATGACGTTGTACTTCATGGATTTCTGTGGATTACCTTAGTATTATAGTAAAATATTTGGGTTCTGTAAATCTCCTATGTGCCAGTTTAAAAAGTGTCTTGGTCAATCTTTCCAATTGGGACTTTCATGCATTTGATACTTGACGGCAATTGAAAATCTATGAGAGCTACGAAAAGAAGTTGCCCTATGAAGTAAATTAGCGTCAAAATAAATTAGGCGGTTTGGAATAGGTGGTACTCCATAAATGCTATTATCAATAAAAAATTGAGTTTCTCCCCCCTCATCCAATTCCCATCTTTTGTTTGGATAATATAAAAATGTTGTACCTATATCACCATCAGTATGAAAATATGGGTTCTCTAAGGGGGCAAAACAATTAATGTACACACGAGTGACATCTTTTTGTTTATAGATTGGAAATCTATTTTCTATCGCCAAAGTAAATAAATCAAAGAATTTTCTTTGATTTATGAATTTATTACATCCACCACCAGGCAAATACACTTCTTCATATGAAGGAAGTTCATTTAGTTCATCCCTATAAAAATAAACTTCATGAACTAATCCAGTACAATATTTCGCAAGATCTTTTTCATAATTTTCATAGTATGGGCCATCATATTCCTTATCCTTTTCTCCATAGAAATATGAGGCATTTTCACAATAGTTGAATATAAACTGGTGATCTTCCTCAGAAAAAAATTCATCATAAACATTAATAGTCATTTTGTCCTTGCTCTCCATACTGTAAAACTTTTATATTCATAGCTATTGTAATTCTTGGATACTTCCTATTATAATTTTTTGGTAAAACAGAATGACGAAGATATGAGGGAAACATAATAAAATCACCTTCTTCAATTTGTGGTGAATATTTAGAATCATACATATTTCTTTCCATTTCCAAAGAAAGATTCCTTACCTGTTCCAATGGATCCGAAAACACTGGAGGATTATGAGAAGTTTTGTCAAAGGATAAAAAGTGAATGCAGGAAAACTGTACATTATTAAATGGTCCCCCCAAGTGATCGTGTTCCTCTTGATATTCATCTTTTGCATAACAATTATACCATATTTCATCAATCATAATCTGATAATTATAATCAAAAAACCTATCAAAACATCTTGCGTATTTCTGTTCTAAAATTGATTGATATGTATTATCTTCCCCAAAGAAAACTTCTTTCCCTGGTTTTTCTCCAGAAAAAGAAGTTTTTAGTTTATGAGTAAACCACCCTTCTGGGATTTGAAGGTCTTCGGAATCTTTAAGAATTTTAGAAACCAAATCTTTTTTAATCTCATCATTATTTTCCACTTTTGTCTGGAAAAATGATATTGGAAAAATTGAGATTTTTGATTGATCATCATATGTTTTTTTCATTTGTTACATTTCTTCTCTTAGGTATATATTTCCCGCAATAGAGACTCTATAGTCATCTGAAGTATAAAAAGGATATACTGTGTGCATAAGCCAAGATGGAAACATTACTATAACACCTTCCCAGGTTTTATCTATTTCTAATGTCAAAGACTGAATATCTCCAGATGCAGAAGTGAAGGAGAAGGAAAACAAAGAATTGAATGCTTGATTTGAATTCTTACAATTATCCTGATTCAATTCATTTTGAAGATCATAAGGTATTCGAACCCAAATCACAAAAGAATAATCTCCGCTATGGGAGTGAATGGGATTGAATTCATATTTTTTCTGAAAATTTACCCACAAACTTTCAAGAATATATGTCCTTTCTTTGTTAAAAAATGTATCAAAATGATCATATTTTTTATATGGGTTTAATTTTTCATCCTCAATAACATAAAAATAATTTTCAGCGATTTTTAAAACAAATTCTTCTAATAATTCATAACTTTTCCCAGAAAATTTATATTCTTCAGAAATATTTCCAGCCAAATATTGATTCCATTTTTTAAACTCATCTTTATTGTTTAGAAGATAATCAATGTCCTCGTTTATTAGATTCAATATTTTATTTGGAATTTTAGATTTTACATAATACAAAGACGTAATTGGTTCAGCATAGATTTTTAATTCTTCAGTCATCTTACCTCCTAACAACACTGACGGCAACGTCGCCCTGCTGGAAGATGATATCCACGACGTTCTGGACTGCCTTCGCGGTGCCCGCAGAAGCACGGTCAAACACGGGGCAGACCACCAGACCATAGGACTTGGTGTAGGACTCCAGAGCGCCCGCCTGAAGCGCCCCAGAGCGGATTCCAGCAGCGTCAGCAGGGTGAAGGCGCAGAGTACGCCCAACGGTCTGCCCGATGCCCACAACGTCCATAGAGCGCAGGAACACGACCGCTTCCAGAGCAGAGATGTTGATGCCTTCGGCAAGAATGCTGTGATGAAGAACCACAAACTTCTTGTCGGCATCCTTGCCCCACTCATTCAGCGTATCAAAGAACACCTCACGATTGACTTTCTGACCGTCAATAAAAGCACCGTGCTTTGCGGTGATGTGAAGCACAGAGTATCCTGCCTCTTCCAGTTGCTGGGCAAAGTCAGTTTCAGACAGCAGACCGATGATGTGCTTGGTTGCCTTCGCACACACCAGAATCTTATCCACAGGGTTCTCCTGAATGATCTGGAGCAGATACTCACAGTCACGCTGGGCGATGTCCTCACCCTTCACAGAGAGGCGCATCGGGGCGGTGATGACCTTAGGGGGAATGATGTAACCACCCTCCACCAGTTCAGGAGCAGGAACCTTAGCGATGATTTGACCATACACATCAGCGTCGTTCATACCTGCCTTACCCACAGTCACAGAATACTTGGGCGTGGCGGTGAAGAAATAACAACGCTTTGCCTCAGCAGCAAAGTGCTCAACGGCAGGGAAGAAGTGACGCTGAACGCTATTATGTGCCTCATCAAAGTAGATCGTATCCACCTCAATATCTGCATCAACCAGACGCTGCAGAGAGTTATAGGTGGTGAAAATCAGTTGATGCTTGTAGGCACGACGGCACCAGTTGTAAATCTCTGCGGGTTTGGTCGTGCTATAGTGGTGCGTCTCACCCGAATGAACGTGAAGCACAGCAACGGTAGTGATGAACTCCAGATACTCACTGGAGAGTTGCTCGGCAAGCAGAATGCGAGGAGCAACCACTACAACGGTCTTAGGGGCGTCAGACTGAAACTCACGCATAGCATCGAAGATTCCCACGTTGGTCTTACCACCACCAGTCGGGAACACACAGATACCCTTAGAATGCTGAGCGAGGGCATCCAGAGCAGTCTGTTGGTGAGGACGGAGTTGAATCACGGTTCTCTGCTGAATATGAAAGTATTATAGCAGCAAAAAAGGGGTCTTGCGACCCCCTGTGTGCCAGTTTGGAAAGTGGTTGTTATGGCACTAAAACAGTACTTAAAGTTCCAGTATTAGAGACAGTTAATCGATATTTTGTTCCGTTTGGAGATGTTAATATTACACCCCTTGCCGTACTGACACCAACATAAAGATCTCCAGCTCTAATTGCCACATCTCCATCTACACGTACTCTTGTTCCAGCTGGATCACTTGGATTATCTGGATTAGTTGTTCCTACTCCAACTGAACCAAATAATGCTGTTACACTAATTCCTTCAATTCCTGCTCCATATCTAAGTGCCGTTGTTCCAATTCCAATTCCAGAAGAATTAATAACTACAGCATCTTCTGGATCAATTAAATAATCACCACCAATGTGTAAAGGTTCTAATGGATTTATATTTCCAATACCAATTTTTTGTTCAAAAAGTCCCAAATTAGTTACTTTAAGATCATAGAATGTTGAAATTCCAGAGGTAAAGTTTAATGGTAAATCAAACAAAGAAGATCCGTCAGCATCTACTACACCATTTTGACCATCTAAAATATAAAGATCTCTTACAGTTACAGTAGCTCCTACACCAGTTGCATAAACACTTCCACTAACATTTAAAGATGTAACTTGTGCAGATCCATTTACTTCAAGACTATGTGTTGGATTTGTAATACCTATACCAAGTCTTCCACCATAGGTCAAGGTCATCAATGCATTTGTTGAATCTGGAGCATATATCCAATTGAAATTGCCAGTTCCAACTCCAGAGACTCCATAATGTAAATAATAATTTAAATTTCCAGTATCATAGTTAATAATGTCTAAAGACCTAGTTGTGCTTGAAGGATATAATCCATTCGTATTACCAAATCTAAGACCTCCAGTATTTCCCGTCGGACTTAAACTTCTACCTAAAGTAATATTAGTTGTATCTGCAGTAAGATGTAATGTAGTGCTCGATGATCCTACAACGTGAACAGCAGCATAAGGTACATCTGTATTCACTCCAACTGACCCACTTGTTCTAAGTCTTGTGGAAATTGTAGAAACTCCAACAGTTGCTGCTTCTATATTAATTGTAGCATTAGAAGTTAAATCTCTTGCTGTAGATGCAATCCCAACTAGAGTTCCATTAAATGAACCTAGGGCAGTAATAATTCCAGCAACTTGGAAATTATCTGGAATTTTAGCATTAGGAAGAACTGGTAATCTTTCCGAACTTATTGTTCCCGAAGAAATATTCGACGCATTTAGGTCAGTTAATCCTGTTCCAACTCCAACAAAAGAGTTTGCAGTAATAATTCCAGTAGTATATACGTTACCTGTCAATTCATCTACAGAAAATCCAGTCCCAGTTATAGGATCCTCTCCAATCTGCAAAGAATACTGAGGAAAAGTAGTTCCTATACCAACTTTAAATGTTGTAAAAATTCCAGAGTTGGGAATGTCTATGTACCATCCATCAATTGCAACAGCATAAAATCCTGTAAGACCTCCAGCACTTCCATAAAATGTTGTCGCATTAACTGCCCCAGTAGAAGGGTTAAATGTAATTCCTGTTCCTACTTTTACATCATTATAAAATGTGGAGACTCCAGATACTGCTAGATTATTTGCCGTAACTAATCCAACAATTTTTGCATTTCCACGAAGATCAAAAAATTCAGTCGGAATAGAAGTACCAATTCCGACTAATCCATTTGGATCTACAATAAAATTATCATTATCAACCTGAACGCCACTTCTAAAATTAAATGACTTTCTATAATTATTTGCCATTTCTTATAGTATTTTTAGTTATTTATTATTGTGGGATTGTATTGATAATCGTACTTCCAATAATAGTTCCGGCACCAACATTTCTAATAGTTGTACCAGTTCCATTATTATAAATGATAATTGCTCTTCCACCACCACCAGCGGCACCTCCTGCTGCATTGCCTGCAGCACCTGCAGTTCCTGAACGTCCACCAGCTCCTCCTCCTCCACCTGCACCACCAGTTCCACCGTTTGTCCCACCGGGGCCGCCAGTTCTAAGTGTTCCTGAAGATCCAGGATTTCCGTTATTAGCGGATCCAGATCCGCCAGGTCCTCCAGTTCCAAGAGGGAATCCAGCTCCTCCTCCACCACCATTACCACCAGATCTTCTTTCCCTTCTATTTCGAGTGAAAGATCCAGTTCTAGTGGTTCTATTAATCCAACTACCCCCACCACCTCCACCACCACCTGCTTGAATATATCCTCTATTTACTACAGTAACTGGATAATCAATTCCCAATGCACTAGTTCCAGAACCTCCAGGTTGTCCTGCTTGAGAGTTAGATCCTCCTGCACCACCATTTCCACCAGCACCATAAATCTGTGCATTTTGACCAATTTGCATCTCTAATTGAGTATTAGTATCCCAAGATCCAGTTCTTACGGCAACTTGATTAATATTATTTTTAGAGGATCCAATAATTTTATTGACATTGATAATTATTCTAGTCCCCGATGTACTAGATGGATTACTTTTTACTGCACCCGAAGGAATTATAGGAATAGAATTATTTGGATATCTAGATCTTGCAACAAGTCTTTGAGAATAATCTGGAACTGAAAACAAATCAACAATAACATTCAATTTTTTATTATAAAAATCACTAAACTTAATAGCACCTGATTGGGGTATTAAAGCAGTAACAATTCCAGAAGCATTTACTGCGTTATCTAATGCAAGATTACTTAAAGACCCCACATTTTGACTTACTCTATAAGCACCTAAATTTATTCCAGGTGGTGTTCCAAATTCATTTGCAATTTGAGAAAAAGAAATCGGACCAGATGCTTGTAATGCCATCTTCAATTAACTCCTTTAAGTTCGTTAATTTCTTCTTTAAGTTCTTTAATCGCTTCAATTAAGAGGGGAACAAGTTTTTCATATTGGACTGCAAGATATCCATTATCTCTTTCAATTACCACTTCAGGAAGAACTGCTTGAACTTCTTGTGCAATGACACCAACTTCTGTTCCTTCTTTTCCAGATTTATCATTCCAATCAAAAGTATTACCACTTAAGGATAATACTTTATCTAGTGCATTGGGAATAGGAGCGATGTTATCCTTTAATCTTTGATCAGAAGTATAGAAAGCAGTGATATCTCCAGTTACATCAAGTTGTCCTGTTATATCAATACCAGCAGATTTTGTAGATAATTTAACTGAATTATCAAAATAAAGACTTACGGCACTATTTTCTGTGAATGTAGCAAGAGTTTCTGTTCCAGCAGCATTTCTAATTTCTAAGAGATTGGATTGTAGAATTAAACTAGCAGTTCCAGAATCTTTAATATAACTGTTTGATCCATCGTGATAAATGTCTAAATCATTTCCATTCCCAAGATACAAATGATCATTATCATTGAATCTTAAGTTTGAATCTACTACAATAGAACTGTTAAATGTTACACTATTTTGGAAAGTTGCCGCACCATCTACATTTAGAGTTGAATCAAAATCAACTGCTCCACCAACATTTAATCTTCCACCAATTCCAACTCCACCAGATACAATTAATGAACCAGTGGTTGTTGATGTTGATGGAGTATTATTTGTAACTTTTAATCCAGCACTAAAAACTCCAGCAGCTTTTAATTTAATTTCTTTATTGAAAGTAACTGGTCCGTCAAATTGAGAAAGAACTGTTCCAGATACTCCACCCTCAACGAGAAGTCTATCTTTAATAGTAACTTCATCAAATACAGAACTTAGTTTTTTAGAATTTTCACCAGTTACAGTTGGAGTTGGAATATCATAAGAAACAACTTCTCCACTTGCTGCAATAGTTTTGGTGTTTCCATTAAAGAAATCGCCATTATTATTCATACCAGTATAGACAACAACTCCAGCAGATCTTTCCTGAGCTTGTGAGAAGAATTGTTCTGCTTCTGATAATGTCTTAACTTGAACTTGAGGTAATCCAGTTGAATAGTTACCAGGACCATATCCAAGATATTCAAAAGTATGACCTGATGCGCGAATAATTGAAGGTCTGCGGAATTCAATTGCGACTGGATCAATTTTACGAACTAAGGAATCATTATCATGAGCCTCTGAAACAGTTCCAAAAATACCACGTTCTACAGTTGCTTGAGTGGAATTATTATCACTGGTAACTCTCATAATCTCATTATCAATCTGAATATAAGATCCAAGAGGTAATCTTTGCGCCGTTGCAATACCAACAATATTACTGATAAAGATTGTTGTTGCGGTAGATGTCACACTAGCATTAAGTTTAAATGCTCTTCCATCATAAAATGAAACGCCGCGACTACCAAGATTTTCTCCTGTTACATCAGAAACCCCACCATTTGAGGATAGACCGTGCTTAAGAACATAACCATTTACTGCAGAAATTGATTGGTTTGTAACTGCCGTAAATGAGGTTACACTTTGTCTGTCTTTTACAACATAGTCACCAAGATTGTTATTACTTGAATCTATGATTCTAAATTTATTTCCAACTAACAATCCATGTGCAGAAGAAGTTATAAATGTTGTGATTCCTGTTGCCGAAGTATAATTTGAGGATGTAATTTGTATAGAGGGACCTACAACAAAAGCATACTGTCCCGAAAGAATTGTGGGATCTCCACTTGTTCTAGCAATTGCAACAGAAGTTGAAGATGGAACAGATGATATACGATAATATCCATCAGAGGTAGTTCCAGTTCCAGTAACTTGTACGACATCACCAATATTTGTAGAAATTCCCACTGTGGTGATTGTATATCTTGCAGCACTATCCCCAACACCAATTCTACTTTGATCAAAATATAATGCAGTAGCACTATATCCAGATCCAGGACTCATAATATTTACAGAAGTGATGGAATTTCCAGCACCAGACACAACAACATTTGCGGTTGCTCCATTCCATGTTCCAGTTTGAGAACCGTTTAAAAGTTTGACCCCATAATAAGTTCCTGGATTATATGTAGAACCTGGTGTTACGGATCCAGTTACAATACCAGATAATCCGTGGAATCTTGAGAAATTTATTGTACTAGTTCCAGAATTAAAGGAAGAAATTGAGAGTCCAATTCCAATTTCTTTGAGTATTAAGTCAGATGTTTCTCTAGTAATACTTTTTTTCAGATCATTTGTTACAACATCACCAATTGGAGCACGCTTTGCATAAGTTTTTGCTGATCTTGGATTATCATTTACATTATCACGATCTAATTGAGGATAAAGATCAGCAGGAAGTTGTCCAAATTTTAGACTTGTAAATTCTTCAGTGACCTGATTATTTGCATTTAAAACATACAGATGATAAATTCCATCTTGCTTATCTTGAATATAAGGAGAAATTACTTCATTACGATAAACAAATAGATTTGCTTTCCAATCATTTCGTTCAAATCTTGGAAGATTTTCATCTCTTACGCTTGTATTACTCGTAAAAGTTCCTGTCGTTTGAGTAGCGCCTGTAACTAAGTTATTGGTCGAGTAACTGAAGGTATTTACATCTGTAACTCCAGTGACTTCAAATGAACCATTATATCCAGAATTGAAAGTTCCAGTTGAATTTGTAGAGCTCTTAACATTTCTAATAATAACAGTTTCACCCACTTGGATATTATGAGGGAGCTCAGAAATTACTGTAACTGTACCAGAACTTTCAGTGCAAGTTGAAATGAATCTTGGATTTTTATTGTAATCATAATCAGTTCTTCCAATACTTGTTCTCGTAAAATCTACACTACTTCTAGATCCAGTAGTGCTGCTTTCTTGAAGAATAAATCCAGATTCTGGATCTTTTGAGTTTGATAGTTCTTTCGGAATTACAACTCTAAACTTATAGAGTTTTTCATCTAGACTTCTTTCGTCAGAAATTCTCTTTACAAAAGCAACGTCAGTTGTTTCTCCATAAGTTTCAACGCCACCAGCAGCAAATGCATTATAAATTTCATTTCCAGAATTGACGTGAATAAACCAATTACCATATTCAGCATCATATTGAATTGGAGATCCAAGTTCTCTAACATCTTTATCGGAAACACGACTCAAGATTTTTAGATTTGTTCCACCATAAACATCAATTTCTTGATTTTGAAGTGCGTTTGTATATGAAGATGCTAATTTAATTGCATTACTACTATCTTTAATTGCATAGTATGTTTGATGTGCTTCAATATTCTCGGGCAAATCACCATCATCACTTATGATTTTAACTTTTTCTCCAGTTAAAATACCACTGTTAGATCCAACATTAAAAGAATTTGCAGTAGGACCAGAAATTACAGTATATGTTTTAACAGAACTTGTACTTCCAAGAGCGGTGGTAAAACCAGATATACTGATTTCATTATCACACATATAGATGGAAGCTGAGTAAGTTACTCCTAGTCCAATCAAATGCAATTTATCATTTAATTTCGCACCAATTCTATATCCTTGTGTAATTGATGATGGTGGATTATCTGGAGAAGTAAATCCAAAAAGATATAAATGATTTGAAATTCCTTTCGTAACTCCTATTGAAGTTGTTAATCCAACATCTAAAGATACCCAATCAATTTCTTCTTCTACTCCAGTAATTGCTCTTGGGGGAATAATAGATGTAATAAATGCTCTATTATCTTTTTCAAATGATTCTTTTTTAAATCCAGAAGAACTTAGAGAAATCTGTCCAAAGTTAGAGTTAGAGTTTGTAATTGAAGCATCGCCACCAGTTTGAGCATCAAAATGCTTATTAAATCCAATCGCAAATACAGAAACTACCTGAATAAATGCATCATTTGAAATCTTAATATGCGAAGATTCCCACCCTTGTCGATAAATTGCATCGGAATCTAAATGATAGACTTTACTTTCATCTGTTTGAGAGGATCCTTCCGATAAAGCAGCACCATAAACTGTACTATAATTTACGGACTGATAGGTTCTCGATGGTTTATCGTATTTTGCAAATGCTCGATCATCTTTTTGTAGAGAAACTGCCGTGAATTGTGCTACAACGGTACTTCTAAAACCAGATGCCTTACTTCCATCAGCATGAAGTCCATTCATACCCCAAACTGAACGAAGAGAGCAGTTAAAGATATACGGAGAAGCACCTGATACAGTATCAGTTTCTACAGTAACTGTTGCGCCAGAAAAACTTGGACTTGCTGAAATTGTTACATATGATTCTAGTGCAGGTAAAAGATAAGTGAATGAAGTTGGACTCAGAATATTTTGAACAGTAGTTGAAATATTATAGTTGTCCGTTAGACCAGTGCCATCACCAACTCCTTTAATTTTGATCGGAGTTCCTTCATTTAAACCGTGCTCTTGTGTAGTTGTCACGGTCACAACAGCACTTGCTACAAAACCATTTCCAGAAATAATGTTAGAAATTTCGAGTGGATCTGAAGCAAAAGCTCCTACAATTTCCCATTCTGGATTTCTCTTTGCAAATCCATCAGAATCAGATGGAAATTTTTCACGAATTTCACGATATGCATTATAAGCATTAGAGACCTTACTATAATACATATCAAGGTCTGTGAGACCATAAGAACTTACTTCATTTACACCATCACAAAACTCAAAGCAAGTTAGTTTGTGGTGAGAAAAGTTAGGTGTTGATAAATAAACTCCACCAAAATTATCGGGGTTTGTATAAACCAATCCACTTGAGTCCCCATCAAACATGGAGAATTGCCAGAAATAACAAGCACCAGTAATTCTAAAAATTGCAGAATTATCTACATTATCATCAGTTGGATTTGGAATATATTTTGGACGAATTTTTGTTTTTCTAAGATCTAGACCAACAATTGAAGTTCCTCTTGGTACTACAACACCACCATAGTAACTATTGAACTTATAAAGAATGTTATCTTCTTGGTTTAAATCAAAATTAGATTCTAAACCAAGAGAAAATACTGAAGACGCAACAGATTCTGACCCCGATCTACTAACTGCTTTTGCTCCAGAATTATCGTAAATTGCCCATCCTGGGCGGTTATCTACTAGATGTTCTCCAGGAAAAAGAAGAATTGTCGTCTTTTCTACGAGGTCGTTATTATTTCCCCGTACATATGAAAATCTTGCCGCTTCTAAAAGTGCTCTCTGAATCGTTTTAAATGGACGAGCAAGAGAATTGCCTTGATTTTCAATACCATCAGTAGAATCAAGGTCGTTTGGATTTACATAAAGAATACGACCTTCGGTATTCTTAATAAAATTGTCTAATTTATTCAGAGGCATCGTATTATGACTTCTAAATTATTGCTATCTTTTATTTAGCTGGTCAAATCTTCCTCATCAAAAAGATATTCTACATCTGGTGGCATATCCTCTGGGTTTTCTAGGTCCATTGGGAACAAGCAAGGATGTGCCTCTTCGTCTATAAGATAGAACGAGTTTTTATATAAGTCTTCTGGTTCAAAAGCTCTATATTTGTCTGCTGTTCTACAGAGTTCTTGGTCGTATAAGTGCCCGTCTGGGAGCTCATCAAAGGTAAAGGGAATCTCGTTGATGAAGTACATTTTCACAATCATACTACCATTATTGTACCAACAGTATGCGTGACTGATTCTGTACTTAAAAGACATAGGGTTTTGTGCCCGACATCTTATATTTATTTTAATGCGAGTAGGGAGACTTGAACTCCCACGGGCAATGCCCAACAGATTTTCTTACCACTATAGTTTTCACTACCCTTTCGGTTTGTGGTCTGGACTATACCTTCACCATACCTTTCGGTTTAGGTGTTCCCCGTCTAGTCTCTACACCTTCATCTTACGATGCTTGGCTCGGTATTGCCATTTTACAGGTTTCACCGAATTTGAGGAATTACACTCATAAAGTTTCCTAAATGAGGCTCAATTTTCATAAGTCTGGTGTGTCTACCGATTCCACCATACTCGCTTGTGAGACCATTATAACTCATAGAGTTGTAGTGGTCAAGTGCTGGTTGCGAGGATCGAACTCGCCTCCCATCGATTATGAGTCGATTGCATTCGCCAGATTGCTAAACCAGCAAGGTAGGACTGCTGTGAATTGAACACAGTTCACACCGTTATAAGCAGTGGGCCTTAACCAATAGGCGACAGTCCCATAAAACCCCGAGAATCAGGGTGCTTCGTTGTTCAACTCAGTGTATATTCGTATGAGTTGCTCATCCGCAGGCATCATAACTGCTGTCCGCCCATCTTCACCAATTATACCTAAACTCTCTCCGTTTTCAACTCTCTCAATCAGTTCGTCAAAACGTTCTTGAAATTCTTCCACGGTGAAAACTTCCATTTTTTCGTTATTTATAGTATAGCATCACTGCCCATAAACTGCAAGGTCTGCATATTGGATTTGGTCAGGTTCAAGATTGGCAGTCACAACTTCCAACACATTCATAAACTGCTCGGTGGTTTCACAATTGACCTCTTTGGTACTTCCTTGATCGCTGAGAAGCAAGAAGGACTTAGTGCATACGTCAATTACAATGCCTTGTACAGTTTCTTGTGTGATACTCATTAGGTGGTTTTGTTGATTACCCACGTATTATAGAGCACCCCGGGGCGGGTGTCAAGTCCCAATGATCCCATATCTGCCTCTGGAAGCGTCAAATTTGTTCTTGACCTCATCATCCGTATAAGATCTCTGATACACTTTTACGACCGATACTGATATATTAGAGTAAATGTTTTCATCAGTCCAGGCAGCAATCTTAGTTGTAGTTGTACTTGCGGTTCCCAAAGCAACATCCCCAGAATAAGTAGCAACTCCAACACCATTGACATAGAGTTTGGTATTATTTGTTCCGTTTCTTACAACAACACCGTGATACCAAGCACCATTTGTAATTGCAGATCCAACAAGAGTTGTAGTTGCAGCTCCAGAAGAAACAGTATAGATTAATCTGTTTTTAGAAATCCCAGAGAATATTCCACTTTGTCCATAAGAAACTCCCAGCATATTAGTGCTTGTAGAAGTTGAATTTACATCTACAATTGTGTTTGCATAATTCAAGTAATTTCCAAAACTAAAAGTTGATGAAACTGTATCATTATTGAGAGATTTGGGGCTGATATAAACACTTCCGATTCCAATTGCAGTTACCGTTGTTCCAACAGAAACAATAGTCGATAATCCCACAACATTTTGACCTACAGCAATACTTGTGGTTGTAATACCAGTAATAATGCCAGAAATAGGTCTAACTGTGCCAGCAGCAGATACAACTGAATTAAAGATACTGGATGGACCTCCATTAACCTTAAACCAGGTTTCCATTGTCCAGGTTGTTCCTACACCCAAAACATTAGCTTGATTTGTTGTTTTAATTCCAGTTTGTACATATTGATCAATTGCATTAAATGTAAAGTAATTGCCATCAGAAATACTATAAGAAATAGAAGTACCTATTGGATATATCGTTGCATTATTTCCATATCCACTTCTATCATACCAAATTGTTCCAATACCCGAATATGAATCAGGATCTCCAACATCTAGATATAAAACAGTAGCATCAGCATTTATTGTTACATCAGTATTATAATTTTTAACTGAGGCAATTGCTCCTAGATTCTTTGTTTCTCTTGCTACAATTTGATTATCAATTCTTTTAGATCCCCAAGCAGCAAGTTCTTTTTCGCTTTTATTTTCTTTGATTGTGTTTAAATCTTCTCTTAAAGAATCTCTTTGCTTTCTTAGATCAATAATTTCGTTGTATAAAACTCGAATACTAGTTCCAATTCCAACGCATCTGGCAGGATTAGTAGCGCCACTATAAGTACGAAATACACTTATAACTCTTGCATTATGATCAGATTGAGTTTCTGATATATCAAATCTACCATTTCCTATATTATCTCCACTACCATCAACTTTATTTCCAGTTAATGTCCTATCTTTATTTTTATAGAAATTAGGATCTTGCAAATTTCGATATCCATATCCAGAATATTCAGGAGTAAGATTATTTACAGAGTCTGGTTCAAAGGGATTAAGTATATCATATCTTGCTGTAGGTCCTGCGACATTTGGATATATACGAAGATTTTCAACCTCTTCCTTTACAGTAACATTAGTTCCATAAAATGTTCCCAGAAAACTAAAAATACCACCACTGTAGGCAATTCCTGGCCAACAATTACCAGTTGCTGCTTCGTCAGATAAAATAACAATTTGTTCTTTTTTTACATTAATTTGATTATTCAAAGAAATAATTTCATCATCTATGATTTTACAGAATGCTTGAAGAGTTTCTGCTTCATTAGCGAACTTAGATCTAAGTTCTGAATCAACTCCTTCGTTGATATAATTACTAGGTTGTTCCGTAACCTTTTCAGTTAAAGTTCCATCAGAATTTTGTTCTGTTTCAACAACTGTAATTGTTTCGGGAACAGTTAAATTAGTTTGAGATTCTAAGGCCCCAATTAGTTGATTCTGTTCGTCTTCAAGAATTTTAAGAACATCACTTCTCAAATTTTCATCAATCATTTTTATTCAATCTCTCTTTGTTCTTTATTTATTTTGTTGATTTAGATCATTAATCTGTTTTTGGAGTTCTTCAATTTGTTTTTGTTGTTCCTGAACTGCTGAGATTAAAATAGGAACAAGTTTTTCATAGCGAATTAACTTATAATTTTCATCATACATCTTTCTTTCACCGACAAGATCAGGAGCGATTTCCTCAACTTCTTGTGCGATAAGTCCATATTGTCTTTTAACTTTTCCAGGATAACCATATTCATCATCAGGTTCTCTGAATTCTTGTAAAAATGAAGAAGGGCACTTATCTTCTCTCCAATCAAAACGAACTGGTTTTAAATCCAAAACAATATCCAGACCATTTTCAAATCTCTCAATATTCTTTTTTAAACGAATATCTGATGTTGCATCTGGATCTGTTGATATTTTAAATCCATTAAATGACCAAAACCCATTTAAATTCCCCTTTGGAGAGGTTAAATCATCCGATGGAGTAACAGTAAAATGCTCTGGAACTACGTCAGCCTTTAATCCTGCAAAATTATTAGTTATTGCAGAATAATCCACATCTAAGGCACCTGTTTTTATAGATGATCCAATTTCAAAAACTGTTCCAAGAGTTTGTGTGATTCCAGTTACAAAGACTCCAGACCATCCAGCAATAATTCCAAAAGAACCAAAAATATTTGGAATTACTGGTTTTAGATCAAATGGATTTTTAAGCATCCATAAGTTACCACAAAGTAATTTTTCTCTTAATGTTACAGAATTACTTTGCTGAACGGTTTCTCCTGAAATAATTACATTACTACCAAAAGTAGTTTCAGTGGAATTAAAGGTTTTTTTTCCTTTTTCGGGAAAATCTGGGAACCCTAAAAATTTTAATACAAGTGAAATAAGTCCCATTAGATTACTCCTACAGATCCTAGTATTGATGAAAGTAAATCTTGACCTTGTGCTATTTGAGATACTGCATCATAATTATGTGCCAAAGAAAATGCCCTCACAAGGAAATTATTAGTAACTGCATTACCATTTATCGCAATTTCATCTATTTTATCTGCCTCTAATTTAATTCTTCCAGACCCTGCATTTATATTAACATTTCTACCTGCTTTTAGATCTAAGTCCTCTCCAGCTTCTATCATTACAGTGTGTGCTTTGATTTTAACTGCACCAGTACTTGTTGCTGTAATTGTAATATCTCCACCCTGACCCGTAATACAAATATCTACATCACCTTCAGATCCTTTTTTACCCGCAGAAATTTCAATACCTCTGTCATTTAAAATCTTATAAGATCCAGACTCATTAAAAGTTTGAAGATGTTGATTATTTTCTTTGGTAAAAGAATATATGTTAAAAATTGATGATGAATCTGCGTTTGGTCGAGGATCATTAGTTGTAATTACGAAATTTGGACCAACGCTAATAAAGTCCTTAGCTTCATAATTTAATTTTAGTGCGATATCTGCCATTTTAAATTATATTGGACAATCTATTTGTGTTTGAATTTTAGTTCCTAGGAAAATAGGACCAAACACTGGACTTATAACAGCACCGAATCCTGTTTCAGAATTTACAGTAATTCTAGGAAGATCTGTAATTTCAACACTATTTATTGGTCTAGCAGATATAATACGCCCATCTTCAATAGTTAAATCATATTCATTTCCAAAATCATCAGTTGCCGTATCACCTTCAGAGTAATTAAGACCAGAAGATTGAATTACAGTATCCGTAACTCCACTAGGTTCTTGATCTCCAATTGGATAACCAATTCCAGGAGATACAATATAAATCGCCTCAAGTTCTCCCTTATCATTAATTACAGATCTTGCCTTTGCTCCGTATCCTAATCCACAATTGTCTGTGATTTCAACAAATGGTGGGAAACGATAACCTGAACCTGCATTTGTAATAGTAGCTCCAATAATACTAGTTGTTTGGAAAACGTTCTGATATAAAGATGTACTTTGAATTATAGATCCAAAAATTGGAGCAGCAGCGCCATTTATACCACCCCCACCAAAAATCTTAAGAGTTGGAGGACCACAACTTGTTGGAGTTCCAGTATAGCAAGAATTAATGTCTCCCCCAAATTCTAGAGAAGAATTTCCATTCAAAATATCCACAGCCGAATTGATTGAATCTACAGAATTTTGAAAACTTTGTGATACTCCAGATACTCCTTGAACCGTTGATTCCACAAGAGATGATACATTATTAACTGCATCCATAATATTTTGAAGATTAGTACTTTGAGGATTTTTTGGGCCAACACCAATAATCCATTCTTTTGTTCCGTCACATTTTGTATTACTTTGCCCACAATCAAGAGATCCGAATAAACCAGTTAATCCTCCTCGTAAGAAACTAGCAACATTAAAAGCAACTCCCAAAATACTAAGAATTCCATCTAGGGCAGAAGTTAAACCAGCAGAAACTTGATCTACAACTGCGTTTAACATTACACCAATAAATTGTTCTGCGGCACATGTTACAAAAGATTTTACATTTTGAATAAGTGAGTTTAGAATTTCTACTATAAATCCTGCTAACCCATCCACAACTGCATTTTTAATGCAAATAATCGCCTTTTCAAGTATTTGGACTGGAACGATACATGCATTTTCTGCCTTACATCCTGCTTCGTGTGCAATTGCTGGATTTTGAGTAGCAGCGTATGTTGCTCCATAAACTGCAGTATATAAAGCTTGTATTCCTCTTGGTATGATTCCAGGTTTTTTTTCATCACCCACTAGAAATAATTCTAACCTTTTAAACATCTCATTGATTACCCAACCCAAAGCACCTTTAATAACTTCAGCAGTATTTCTAACTTTTAAATTATATTCGCCAATTTTTGCCTGTTTATCTTGAATCCATTTAAGTAAATTATCAATTTCCGATTTAATTACTGGTTGAGTTGTGTTCTCACAAGTATTTGCCAATACAACTTTTGTTCCTACTGCACTCGATGCTGTTTGTCCTTTATTAGGATCAATTGCCGGAGGTACTCCTCCTGAAGTGATAGTACCTTCATTTGTAGGAGTCCCTGTAGGTAATCCTCTCATAGATAAATCTGGTTTTGGTATATTTTTAGTATATCCAGTAAAAGGTGTAAATGGATTTTGATAATTTAAATCTCCCCAAGTATCCGTCTTTCCCAATACACCCATAATGACAGGAATTTGGGCATTATCACCATCCATAAAGAACCCAATTACCATATCACCTTGTCTTACTTTTGGATTTGTGCCATAAAAAGCACCACCAGATCCAGCAGTTGTTGGCAACATTACCTGAGCCCAAGGTAATTCTTCATCACTCAAATCATTAGGGTCAAGAGAATGATAACCAAGAATTCTAACCTTAACTCTAAGACCCCAACCATTTTTATCTGCTTGTTCTTGCCACACTTCAACAGGAGGAATTTGCCCCAACCACCAACGGAAACCATCCCTACCTATAAAATGACTTTGAAGTAATGATTGGTCTAACATATTTGTTTATTTTCTACCAAAAGTATCTCTAATTAATTTTAAAGAGGTATAAGAACGAGTAGCATCAAAATGATGACATAACTCTTTAATCATATATAGACCACTTTGATCCTCATCATATTCTCTAGCAGATGCTCTTGAAATCTTAGGAAATAGACATTCAATTACATCACCAGCTCTCAGATTTGTATTTGAAGGAACCATCACATTCAAAGTTTGCATAAACATATTATTGTATCTCATCAATACTTGCGATTGGTATTCTGTTGGATCTGCATTTGTGCTTGTAGAAATTCCCGGTTGCATTGTTCCAACATCAAGAACTCCTGTAATAATTCTCGTCGGACAATCTCCTAAAGTTTTCCCAGCATTATCAGAAATTTTAGGTAAATTAATTAATTCTTTTCCAAGATTGTTTGTATTGTCTGCATAATCACTATACTTGAATGTAACTTTGCCTGGTTCAGTAATAGATCCTGTTAATGGATTGAAAAAATATCTGACATTTGAATATGTTCCTAATCTTAGTTTTTCAATTAAATTTTGATTTTTTTGTATCGTATAATTTAAAATTTTAAAGTCATTATTCGTTCTCTGACCTTCAGCATCATAAGTTTCAGTTGCTTCACTATATGTAAAGGTCTCTTTTTTTGGTTGTTGAGTTAATAAATCAATTGATCTAAATTGAAATCCATCAACTGTCTGATAAAAGAAAAACCCCGCCGTGCCACTTCCCGATTTTTCTGGAACACCTTTTGAAGCTAACCAAGTTAGAACAGTAAATGGTTTTCTAAGATTACCAATGAAAGAATAATTATTTGATGTTTGATCTAATGTACCAATTTTATTTGCTCTCAATACATCTGTAAGAATTTTATTTACGGATTCATTAATTGGTAAGTTTGCATATTTTTTAGCAACTCTAGTTGTCTCATTTGTGATTGCTTCCCTAGACACTAAATGAAGAGTAAAACTTTCTTTGTTGTTCTCGGCAATTACATCACTTATGCTAGAAACATACAAATAAGTCTTAGGATCAAATGAAAAATCTAGTCCTGGATTTCCCTCTCTATTTCCAGCAATTTTCATTCCAACTCTCTCTCCTCCTCTTAAAGGAAGACCAGTGTAAATTGCTTGTAATTGATTATCTTTACTATCTGCACCGACAACTGTATTACCCGTATTAATAACTCTGATTTTTGCAGTGATGGTTGGTGAGAATATATCCTCATAATAATCAATCATCACAGAACCTGATGTAATATCTACAGTTCTTGACTGATCATTTGATTCAATCGTAATTTCTTCAAATATTGACTGTTTAATTGACATTAGACGTAATTTAAATCTAAGAGAAGTTTATTTTTTATAAAATTATTTAACAAGGCAGATTCATTAATTGAAAATGTAATGCCATCACCACCGCCACCTGACACAACTTGTTGTATGATGGGAGAACTTCTATCATCAATTACAACTACTTTTCTTCCTTGTCTTTCTTGCGTTATTCCTTCCGCAAGACCTTCTCTATAAGAACTATCTATTTGTGCTTGCTGTTCTTCTTGAGTAGTAGTTGCTGCTGGAGTAGGAACTAATGGAACTGATGGTCTTGATTGAGGTGTTACTTGGGTTGGAGTTTTCTTAATTGGGTGATTTTTTAACCAGGTTGGAATATCTTCACGAGTTTTAAAATTTCCCATTGAATCTGGAGCATCTTTTGAGATCTCCCAGTGTAAATGAGGTCCAGTAGATCTTCCAGTACTTCCAACATATCCTAACAATGCTCCCTGATTAAATCTTTGACCTTTTTTAACTTCAGCAGGCTTTAACATGTGACCAAAGAAATGATATGATCCATAAACATCATCTTTCCATATAATCCAATACCCATACCCAGCTCCGTGATCGGGACCTCTTCCAGGAGCACGATTTTCATGTGTAACAATACCAGAAAAATATGCATAAAGTGGAGTTCCTGAAGGGGATGCTAAATCATATCCGGTGTGAGGCTTTCCCTTCCTCAATCCCATAACAGAAGTTATAACAGCACCTGAATTAGGTTTAAATGGACTAAAAGGAACTCTTGCAGGTCTTCTTCCCATAGAAGAACCGCTATCTCCAGAAACTGGAGCAAAATTAGATGATGGGACAGGTCTTGCTGGAGGTGGAGATGTTGATGGCGGTGTTAAACCTAAATTTGGAATTTGCCCAACTGTTGTTCCACTATATCCATACTGCCATCCAAAATTATTATCACCTGCTTTTCTTTGAATTGATCCAGAAAATCGATTATTTGAAGCTTTAAAATCTGTCCTTCCACCAACAAATTTTACTGCTTCTTTTTGTAATGTTGGATTTGTAATATTGTTAGCAACTCCCTTTATAGTTGAGACAGAAAATCCAGTTGCTTTTGCTGCAGATTCTGCGTCAGTAATTTCATACCATTCTGGATTTGGTATTTGTTTTCTATCACTTCTTGGTTTTGGACGTTCCCAAGTTGGTTGATATTGACTTTCTCTTAAAATAAGTTGTCGAATATTTTTAGATCCATAAGCACCAGATGCTACACGATTATAAATTGATTGTGCTACGTCTGCTTGCCCTTGAGGATCACTATCTTCCCTAGAGACAACTGCAACCAAAGTCCAAAAATCAGAATTTCCTCCACGAGTTCCAGATGGTGGTTGGGGTTGTCCTGTTCCACTATCCTGTTCTTGTTGTTGTCTTTCTCTTTCTAATTGATCTGAACCAAGTGGAGGAATATCAGTAAAAGGTTGAAGAATTACATTAAATGCATCTATAATTCCTTTTCCCAAATCATCAACATTTGTCATTAAATTTTCAAATGAATTTTTTAATCTTGAAGAACTATCTAAGAAATCAAAACTCGAAATATTAGTAAGAGCTGCGCCAAAAACATTGGTAATTCCCGTTAATACTTTTAGAGTCTCATCACCATAATTACTTAAAATACTTCCAGCAGTTTTAAGTCTTCTAACAAGTTGATTTCCTAGTGCAGACCAGGTTGGTATATTACTCAAAAGCCATCCTGCAGTTGCATACTTTAAAAATCCCATCAATCTATCACCAATACTCAATCCTTGTTGAGTTGTTGTCGCTAAAGATTTTGGACCCCTTCTTGCTCTGACAAGAGTGGGTGCTAGTAATTGAGTTTGTAAAATATTTCTTCGATCTCTCTCTTCTCTTCTTTTTTTAATAGTTTTAATACTTGAATATAAATTTGTTTTTTGCTTTATATTGGAAGTTAAAGAAGACTGTATTGATTTAGCAGTTTTCCCTGTCTGTGCTGCTGAAGATCTTAAACCTTTGAGAGAAATTGTAGGTTTTATTGCCATTTTATATCACCACATTATAATTTAGTTGAGCATATAATGTGTAAAAATTATCAGGATTTGCAGAAGGAATTAATGGAACATCAGTTAAAGTTCCACCTCCACTAGAAGCAACTGTAGATTCTTGTTGATTGCCACTTTGAAGATAGACAACATCTGGAGCAGGTTCTGCGGGAGGTTGTAAGTTCCTTTGCTGTGCTGGTGGAGTTTGAACTTGAGATTGGTCGGATCTAAATGGAATTACTTGAAGTCGTTGTGGTCCTGCTGGTTGTGCTGCAGAAGTTGTTGTGCTTGTAACAGGAGCTGCCACTTCTCCTGCAGAACCTGCAGAAGCACTTGAGGCATCTAAATTAGTTTCTCCATCATTCATTCCAAAAAGATTTGGAATAGATAAACCTTGAAAATCAAAATTTCCAAATTGATTTGTAATATTAGACAACCCTTCTTTTATTTGATCTCCAAAAAAACTATATGCTAAAGCTGCCGAACCTGTAAGTGGATTTGGTAATAATGCAGCAGCGCCATATACTCCAGCACCAACATAATCCCCCTCCATAGCAGAAGAAACTGCACCAAATCCAGAAGCAAGTCGTGTTATTGGTCCCAAAAATCTTTGTAGAGACCTTAAAGCACCACCACCTCCAGGTGAAGTAGTTGTTGGTCTCGGAGTTGGAGTAGGTGTTGGCGTTGGGGTTCCTTTTCCTAATAATTTACTAAAAGCATCAGCAATAGCTTTAAATGGAGATTTAGCAAGAGATAATATTCCCTTTGATATATCATCCACAACCCCACCAATAGACTTTAAAACTGACCCAAAACCATTTTTAATAGTTCCTAGTCCAGATCCTATCGCACCAAAAATATTTGTTAAAAGACTTCCAACTCCAGCAAGAGTACTTTTACCTAAATCAACTGCTTTACCTAAACCTTTTAAGAATACTCCACTAACAGCACCAACAAACAAAAAATTTAAAGCTTTTTGAATATTACCAAAAGTAGAACTTAAATTTCTTTCTAATTTATTTACAGGTTCTACAAAAGAAGCAGATACTTGCCTTTCAAGTGCTTCTTCTTGACCCATTCTAATTTTTCTTTCAGATAAAAGTTGTTGATCTCTTCTTTCATCTAAAAGTCTTTGCTGATCTTGGGCACCGTCAGTGCGAATTAAATTTGCAATTCCTATAAGACCGTTATTAGTTGAAACAAGTTCCGAACGAACTCCTTCTACCTGACTTTGAAGACCTATCAGTTCAATACTACTTGTAGGAGTTCCGTTAGCCATTCGGTGAATTCTTCAGGTTTTCTTCTTCGATATACTGTTGGAGTAAAGTAATATAAATTTCGCGCTCCCAAGGGATCATATTTTCTAACTCTGTTAATGAATATTTATGATGCTGAATGAGAGCAAAGTTAGTTTTATAATATGACGCAAGATCTTCGTGCGCCATTCCTAGGCGAAAAAAGATGTTAAACCCTCAAGTACAACTTCACTTTCGACGCCAGTATTTGGATTCTTAACTTTAACAGTATGAGAAAGTTTAGGCATCGTTTCAAAGAACTTTTCAACTTCTTTAAATTGTTGAGAAGTCAGTTGTTCTAGAAACTCATTTAATTCTTTTTTGGTAGAATCTGCCGCCGCCCAAGATTCTTCTTCACTATAAATTTGTTCAATACAAGAAGCAATCATATTAAAAGTATCTTGAATTCCACTATTATCTTCGTTTGAGAAATTATTCTTAACGAATTCTTGCATTGAAGGATATTTCATTCTTAAAGTTAAACTTTCATCAAGTTTAATATCTCTCGAATGTTCTGATTTTACAACTACTTTAATCTCATCTAGATTAATTGTTGCAGGAACTTGTGTTGTTCCATCGTCTGGACAAGTTAAAAGAACATCAACATCTTCACCGACTGATTTTCCACGAATGTTTAGAAAGAGATATTCAATATCAAAGATTGATAATTGATCAACTTTAATTCCGCGAGTTAGAATGCAATTTCCAATTACAGTTTTTAATGCGTCTGCAATTTGCTTTGGATCTTCACTCTCCATCGCAATAATCAGAATCTTTTCTTCTTTAACTAGAAAAGGTCTGTATTTAATTTTCTTCTTTAATGAAGGAATTTCCAACTCATAAGTTGGTGTTGCAATTGTTGGTAAAGGCATAATAACCTAAAAACTTCAGTAAATTTATTTAGTTGATAACTGGGCGTCCTTGAGCATCAAAGAATCTTCTATTAACTTCAGCAGTTGTTCTCGTATCTATATTAGCGTCATAAAAAACAACACCACTGTTACCACGAACTGGAATCAGTCTAGATGTTGTTACATCTCCAGTTTGAGTTGATTGCTTGTTATTATCATCACCTATAAAAGTGTTGATGCTGAGTGCTCTTCCTGCAATGTAACGATCAAATTTAAATGTCGCAGAAACTTTCATAATCTCAGATGATTGATAAGAAATTGTAGGTGCGCTCATAGCATAAGGCCAAAGACCTATAAACCTGTATTCTATTTCTTGATTATAATCTCTATCAAATTTTAAAATTCTAGTGAAACTACACTTATAAGTTTCTGGATATTGCATTCTCATAAAGTAGTTTGCATTTGCCTGATTGACTGGCGGCAAACTACTTCCAAGTGGATTATGAGAACCACTTGCAATGAATTCCATCCAAGATTCTAAAAACTTCATTTGTTGATAATTACTATCAACATAAAAATCCAATCCAATTTCATCATACATTCTGGCAGTAGCAAATTTTTCACTAACTCCAGTGAAGTTTCCATCAACATTTTTAGTGGCAAAGGATGCTGTTGGAAGAGATGCATTGAAACAAAGCAGACCCGCATTTTCAGCAACAAATGGTAAAGTTACTGACCTGCGTATCAAATAATTTGTCAAGGGAACAGGTAGTCCTCCAAAAATTACTTGATAATGAGATGTTTGTGCTAGATTTCCAAAGAGTGATCTGAAAGTAGATATTTTTCTGGGTCTTATTGTCGACACTCTAAATACCTTATATGAGTATTATGCTACAGTTATTTAGATGTCTTCTTACAACGGAAAGTTAAATTATAAATATAAGGGAGACCTAACATAAAAATAATGTTTGTATATCAAATAATTAATAAAATCAATAATAAAAAATATATAGGAATAACATCTAGATCATTAAATAAAAGATTTAATGAACATAAAAAACATTTAAATTGTGGAATAGCAAAAGCAATAGTAAAATATGGAGAAGAAAATTTTTATATTGAAAAAATAGAAGAATGTAAAGATTGGGATAATTTATTAGAAAGAGAAAAATTTTGGATTAGCAAAATTAACCCAGAATATAATCAAACATTAGGTGGAGAAGGCTTACTGGGATTTAATCATACGGAAGAAACTAAAAATAAAATAAGTTTAAAAAATAAAGGAAAATCTGCACCTGATCCAAAAGGTGAAAGATTAAAAGAGTATAAAAAATTATACGGAAATTTTTGGACTGGAAAAAAACATACAGAAGAATATAAAAAATTAAAATCAATAGATAGATTAAATTACTATCAAACAGAAGAAGGACAAAAACAACGCAAACAAATATCACAAACTTTAAAAGAAAAAGGAATAAGGCCCCCAAATGATAAATTGGGTTTATCAAAAGGAACAAAGTGGTGGAATAATGGAAAAATTAATAAAAGATCTATTGAAAGTCCGGGACAAGATTTTGTGCTTGGAAGAATAAAGGGGCAATGGAAATGGGATAAAAATAAATGAAAAAATTTTTGCAAGGGAAATACTCACCAAAATTTCCAAAAAAATATAAAGGAAATCCCTGTGAAATATACTATAGATCAAGTTGGGAACGTAAATTTATGAAATATTGTGATACAAATGAAAACATTTTAGAATGGTCCAATGAAGAAATGTTTGTTTGGTATAAATCTCCACTAGACGGAAAACCTCATCGTTATTTTCCCGACTTTCTAATTAAGGTGAAAGAAAGTAGTGGAGCAATTAAAAAGTATATGATTGAGATTAAACCAAAAAGACAAACAATTCCTCCACCAAAACCAAAGAGACAAACTAAGCAATATATCAGTGAGGTCTATGAATATGCCAAAAATCAATCCAAGTGGGAAGCAGCAAGAGAGTGGTGTGCTGATCGTGGATACGAATTTAAGGTAATTACGGAAAACGAACTCGGTATCAAGTAATGCCAAGAAAGACTCTTCAACAAAAATCAAAAAGAAATCGAGTAGCAAGACTCGTAAAAGAACTGAATGGAACTGAAAGAGCGGATGATATAATGCTTGAACTGATGGGCATTCTTACAGAAACTAAAGACCCCCCAAGAGCAGGAGCATTTTACATTTTTGTTTATAACGCCAAAACTCCAAATACAAGATACGATCAAAACCCCCTAGTTGCCGTTACGAATGTTTATAATTGGGGATTTGGAGGATTTAATTATCACTGGGGAGAAGAGAGGCAATATACTTGGGATGAGGTTGCTGGAGGAATGTATGAGGTCTATCAAGAAGAACTCAGCGATTTAAGAAAACTACCTTTTGGAAATATTCGTCTAAATAGTTAAAAAAGTAAATGGCAGAACTGCTAAGATATCCACTTACTAAGCTTGAATCGTCTGATGATTATTTAAAGATTACTGCGCTTGAATATAAAGCTCCAGGATTTTCACCTGTCCAAAATAGTCCCACTCCTCTTGCAGCACCAACAGCAGGAGATCCTAGAGATGTAAAGAAAGAATTGGATTATTTTATACTTCCTATTCCTGAAGACATAAAGGATACGAATGCTACTGGATGGGGAGAAAGTTCTTTAAATCCATTAGAAGCAGGAACAGCAGGTTTATTACAAAATTTAGGAAGTTTAGATATAAACGCAATAAAAAACACTGCAAACACAGCACTTGATGAACTTACTGGTGGATCAGCTCAAAAATTTTATACTGCTTTAGGAATAAAACTAGGAACTAACATATTATTTGGAGGAAATACATCTATTGATAAAACTCTTTCAAGATACGCAGGAGCAGTCACTAACTCGAATATTGAATTAATTTTTTCAGGTGTTTCTTTAAGACAGCCATTTTCATTTGCATTTGATATGGTCCCTCGCTCACAAAAAGAAGCACAAGTAGTCAAACAAATCATTAGAAAATTTAAAAAATATAGTGCTGCAAAAAGACAAGGAGTAGGAACTGGTAGTGGATTATTCTTAAAGGCACCTGATGTATTCCGACTTGAATATATGAGTGGAGGAAATCGTCATCCATATCTAAATAGATTTAAAATTTGTGCTCTTACTGGAGTAGGAGTTAATTATACTGGTTCTGGAACTTACGCAACTTATTCTGATGGAGCACCAGTAAATATAGTTTTAAGTCTTACTTTTAAAGAACTCAGCCCAATATATGCTGAGGATTACGATACAGGAATAGGCGCAGAGGGAACAGGATTCTAATGAGCTATTTCAGAGAACTTCCAAACTTAGAGTATCAATCATTCTTATCGAATAGAAAGTCTTCAAGTGATTATTTACTTGTAAAAAATCTATTTCGTAGAGTTAAACTTCGTGATGACTTACAAAATGTATTCACTATCTTTGATAAGTATCAAATTCCCGATGGATCACGTCCAGAACTTGTTGCAGAAGAACTTTACGGAAGTGTTCAGTATGATTGGGTTGTATTAGTAACTGCTGGAATTACAAATGTAAGAGATCAATGGCCCCTTTCTGATAGACAAATTTATGATTATGCGGAAGAAATTTATGGTGAAGATTTGAATGCAATTCACCATTATGAAACTACAGAAGTCAAAGATTCGCAAGATCGTTTAATTCTTCCCGCTGGTAAAGTTGTGGATTCTGATTTTACAATTCCAAATCCAGATAATATTATTACTACACTCAATCCTGTTAATGGAATAACTAATTACGAATATGAAGTTCGTAAGAACAATGAAAAAAGAGGTATTTACGTCCTAAAACCAAGATATTTACAACAAGTTCTTCTTGATACTAGAAGAGAAATGACTTATGGTAAGTCATCGCAATATGTAGATAATAAGACTATTAAGACCGAGAATACCAGAGTTACCTCACCATAAGAGATTTAAAGACTTATCAAAGACCATTACATATCGGTGTTTGCGGGAGCGTTCTTTCCATTCTCCTGCAGCACCTTTAACTTTGCCTCTAGAGTGTTTAGTTCCGTCTGCAAAGTAGAAGTCTTTTTTTGGGTCTGAGAGTCCGCAATATTGGAAATTACAAGCGCGATAGATTGTGCCAGAATGAAAATCACTATCAGCGTAAGAGATAATTGCTTTAACTTCAGTATCCTTCCGTAACTGTCTAATCGCTCTTGAAACAAACCAAGAAGTGATATTATGCTCACCAGATTGTATGTCTGGGTGGATGCAGAGACGCGAAAGTTCAAAAAGTCCTTGTTGTTCATTTCGTTCTAGACCAAAAGCGCCTTTGGCAATTTCTGGAACAGGGAGACCCGTGAAAATTATTGCCCCAAGCAATTGTCCAATATTTAAAGGAGAGAAATCATTCTTCTTAAAAAGTCCATAATTATACCCAGACTTAAAATCCTTTGAAATATCTTTGAGATAGTGATAGGTCAGTAGAAGTTCTTCTGCCTGTTTTTTTGTAATTCGGTCAATGTAGTAATCAGATTTCATAAAAAAAGGGGAGACCCTTGACCTCCCCCGTATTATAGCACAGAATCAGTCGTCAGATGCCAACTTTGCGAAGTATGAAAGCGCATCGTCATCATCATCCTCAACGGGAGCACGACGAGTCGGTTTCAAATTATTAAGTTCGCTGCGGAGTTCGTCATCAAGGTCGGGAGCAGAACCACGGGTGTTGTCCTCACTCTCAACTTCTTCATCCACACGGGAAGAACCTTTAGAACCCAGAACATAACCAAGACGCTTTTTCAGTTCGTCATAGGTTTTGAACTGATCGGCAGCGACGAGTTCAGCAAGAGAATATTGCTTTTTCCAGACTGATTCCAGTTCATCATCGTTGTCTAGGAGAGCAGAAGGATTCGCAAACTCGCTGGAATCATAGTTACGATAACCAGCAACATTCTTTGCCTTCAGTTTGAAGTTAGCACCCTTCCAGAAGTCAAAGGGGTCAATTGCTTCCTCATCTTCAAACTCAGGTTGCATTGCAGCAGTGAGTTTATCAAAGATTTTTTTACCAAACTTGAACAAGAAGACTTTACCTTCGTTCTCAGGATTAGCAGGATCCTTCACAACGTAAATATTGCTAATGTAAGTCAGTTTGCGCTTCTGCTTACGTGCCAGTTCTTTACCTGCATCAGTTCCATTGTTCCACAGTTCGGTATTCATTTCCGAAACGGGATCTTTTTGCCCCATAGTGGTCAAAGAATTTTCAATATACCAACCGCCAGGACCTTGAAAGGCGTGGCTATAAAGTTTCACAAAGGGCAGATCTTCACCATCGGGAGCAGGCAGAAAGCGAATGACTGCGTAACCATTACCAGATTTGTCGCAATCAAGTTTCCACACACGATCATCGCCAGATGATGTATTATTATTCATTTTTTCAACTTCTTTCACCAGTTTTTCGGTGAGAGAACCAAGTTTAGATTGTTTTTTAAGGTCGGCAAAACCCATTTTAGATACCTCGGATAGTTTGGATTCGGGAGATTTACTTAGATATTATAACAAAAAATCACTTATCAGTCAAGATACTTTTTAAGTGATTCAATAGTTTTTGTCATACTACCAAAAAGAATGCTCATATCAGTCTCTGGTGGAAATCCCATCAGAGCAACTGACTTTCTTAGGTTTTCTTTCATTTCTACCGCTTCTGGGTCGTCAGAAAGAGAAAGTCTGGTGTACATAATTCGCTGCTTTTCAAGCAGTCGTGTCATTTTTTCAATGTGTTCCAGTTTGTCTTCTCGGGGCATCATACCAAAAGTTAAAATACTTTTGTATATAAACTCCTGAAGTTCGTGAATTTCTTTTAGTTCTTCCTGAATAAGTTCAGAATCAAAAAAACTACTCATTTACAATATCCCTCAAAATTCGCTTGTACTGAAACACATCAATATTTAGAAACGGCATATACTTTTTAATTTTTAAACTTACGGTTTCCCACACCGGGTCCAGAAGTTTCCTGTCAAACTTATTCCCGAACAGGAATATTATATCATAAATTACCAAAGTTTCAATACAAATCTTCCCGCTCAGGAATTTTTTTAGAATTGGTGGATGCCCTTTGGAGCAGTTCAGAGCATCTTCTAATTTTACTTCCGAGAACAATTCGGTTGATTGCTCCTTGAACAAGTAACTCAAACTCTGCTGTCTTTTCATCCATTCCTGGTAGTTTCTTTCTCCAGAATTGATAATTTCGCCAATCCATATGCTTTGGGGATTATCTGCTACTATAAAGTTTGATACTAAAAAATCTACTATTTCTTTATCGGAATACTTACGACTGGTTTTCTCGAAAAAATATCGGTCTTTGCGTTTGTTAAATGATGTAAGTGTTGCTCTTGTTTTTTTATATTTAAAGTAATCATATTTGGGATTGGTGAAATGATTCTTAATTCCCAAATATGCTTGATAAGTTTCAAAAGGTGACATCAGATAGGCAAACGAGCACGGGAAGTTTTCTTCATAAAGTTAAGACTAATCGCATCATACTTTAATCTTTCTTTGAGAGGTTTGGAGACTAGTTTAGTAACCGATTCTACATCAATACCGTTGATTTCACAATAATGACAAATAGCATCAATATAATTGCAGTTTTCTTCCGCAACTATTTTTTCAATTTCTAAAGCAAACTTGGAAGGAGTAAGAAACTTATCTTCTATTGCTTTTTCTAATTCTTTGTTCGTTTCCGTTTGTTCCATAGATTCTATATTAATTTCTAGAAATGTCTCTAATATATTTGCCATAATTTAACATTAATAATATGTATTATAAGATAAAATAATAGTTTAGTCAAGCAGACATTAGTTCAAGTTTATCATTCACAAACTTTTTAATATATTCCACAACAAGCTTCATATATTTGTTCAGGTCTCTTTCTTCATAAACAACACATTCACCATTTTCACACGCCATAATAATTACAAGTTTTTTAACTTTAATATCTGTCATCTCGTAAAGTGCCATTCCATAGAACATAGCCTGAACGAAATAATTCTCAATCCAATCTCTTGGTTTTGGTTTTTTAGAAGTCTTAAAGTCTATGATGGCAAGTTCTCCATCAAACTCGGCAATACAGTCAGTAGTACCGGCAACACCAAGTTGTTTACTATATAGAGCTCCTTCCAGACAGTAGATATTATCAATCCTATTCAGATTAGATTTAGCAATCTTAAAAAGAAAATCTGATATGGGTTGAACAGGAGGAAGGTCCCTATTATAAAGATAGTTCTCAACTAAAGTATGTAGGTCTGTTCCACGACTTGTTGCTGCTTTGGTGATACGGTCAGCCTCTTCTGTGCCGACCTTTTTTCTCCACTTAACAAAGATTTCCTTATTAAAATGACTGGTTACGGAAGTGATAGAGACCAACTTGAGTAGTTGGTCTTCATCGGGTACGGAATAATATCGGACTCCATCAATTGTTTCTCTTTCAAGTTGAGGAAGTACATTATCAAGATGATTAAACATTAAAAACCTGCTTCTAGTTTTGCAATAATGTATTCTTTGACAAGTCCAGAACGAACAATATCATCTACACCAAATTCGATTATATCAAATGATGGCATTTTACGCAATACGGTCATAAAATCAACGATTCCATTACGCTCATTTGTTTTCTGAAGGTCGCTCTGAGACGCATCTCCACAGAACATAATCTTTGAGTTCTCACCAACACGAGTGATAATAGAATCTAGTTCGTGATATGACATATTTTGAAACTCATCCACAATAATAATAGAATTATCGAGAGTGGTTCCTCTGAGGAATGAAGTGCTCCAGAACTTAATGGTTTCCTGTGCCTTGAGATTGCCATAAAGCATCTCAAATTCGGCATCACTTGAAAGTTGGAACATATACTTCACCATATTCTTATAAGGAATCTGGTAAATGTCCGACTTATCATCATAAGAACCGGGAAGAAATCCAATTTCTCTTGTGGCAACTAAAGAACGAACAAGATAGATTTTTTCGTAGGGTGTTCTTTCATCCAAAACCTCACGAAGAGCATTATAAAGAGTGATAAAAGTTTTACCCGTACCGGCACACCCATAGGCAACCAAGTGCTTTTGGGCGGCATAAGAATTAAAAAGTTTCTTTTGATTTTCGGTAAGTGGGTCAATATCTACTAGATATTCAGCACTTAACGGTTTTTTACGCTTCATTTGACGAGTTGTAAGACCAACCCCGATTGGTTGCTCTGCTCTTTTTCTTCTTGCCATATTAGAGTTTTTTTACAGTTGATTTTGGTGCTTTACTTGCATTGTCCAATACCTGATTCCATGAAGGATGCTTAGAAATTAATTTATTGCGCCAATCTCCCACTTCACCGGGAGTAGCACACCCCTCAGACCAATCTCTTTTCCATTCAGGATTGTCTTTATACCACTGCATAATGTCGTTAACACTCATTTCAACGACTTTCTTTTCGCCAGTTTCTTTATGAATAATTGGATATATTGCCATAAGTTTTAATAATATGTAAGATTATTTAGATCAGGGACTCAGACGTGCCTTGTGCAGACGCTTTTCTTCATAGTAACTGAAGATTTCAGGAACCCATTCTTTCATTACAGGGACCATACCTTCGCAAAGTGCCTGAATCTCTACTTGAGCATCCAGTTTTGCTCTCAGGTCTAAGAAGTGCAGTGCGGCACGAAGAGAGAATGAGACCACAAAGTTTTGACGAATGTTCTGAGGAAGGTAGTCACGAAGATGTTCCTCTGCCATACCACGCTGTTCGTAACCCTCAGCATACCTCTCAGATGCCGCCAGACAGAACTTTAACTGCCTTTCATAATCTTCCCTTGTCCATTCGTACTTGTGCCCTTTACGGTCCAGGTAGAGACCTTCTGGGCGCACATAATAAACCTCTTCTGGTTTCAGTTCTCCCTTAGCAACCTTCAATACGCGACGACCAGTATAACGCTGAGACTGAACATCAAAGGATACTCCAACACGGTGAGTTCTTGCCTGAACAATCACATTATGAACGAATCCAACACAGTCCAGAGAGATGGCAGGATGCTCCAGCGGTCCCCAATGACCTCTTTCATTTGCGAGAAGTTGTTCAATTACCCATTTACCACAATCTTTTTCACCAGGAGTCATTTTGGTGTGAATGGGATCTTCCGAATAATCGTTCTTACCCGCCTGATAAACAAGAGTCTGAGGAAGTTGTGTCTGACGAATCATTACAACTTTCATATGACGATCCAGTTCAAGAAGGTCTTTTGCTTTAATTGGTTTCATTTTTTACCAAATCCTTTTGATGTTTTTACTTCTAGTTCTGCAAATTCTTCCTTAATAATTCGCAACTGTGATTTCATTTCCTTTAATTGTTCATCGGAATATAAGTGATCTTGCTTAATTAATCTTCCAAGCAATTTTATAAGTTTTTTTGCTCTTACCGACATTAGTTAAAAACCTCATCATAATCAACTTCTTCTGGACGAATATCATCATACTTATATTGCTGAGTATCTGGATATACTTCTGCCTTGAGTGCGTCCAAGAGCAGTTCCATATTCCGAATAATTAATTTAAGTTTGTCCTTATCCATTTAGATTAATATTCTGTTTTGATTATACAAAAAAAGAGAGGACTTGTCAATCCTCTCTTTGGAAAAAATATCACTTATAAAGCCACTGAATATACATTGATAAAATAATAGTCAAAAGAGCGATTCCAGCACTCATTGAGACTATGAGATTTGCCATTATTTTGCTCCGATTAGTTGTGCTAATTGTGCTAAATGACGACGCTCTTCTTTTTGTTTTTGTTCTTTGATAAGTTGCAGGAAGTTGAGTTTTTTCATCACTTCACCTCCTTTACAAACTTAACCCCACGATAAGTCTCATTATACTGTTGGGGTTGCTGTTGTGCCTGCTGTTGCTGGCGACGAACTTCGGTGTCATAAGAAACACCACGATATACGACTTGTGACATTAGGGTTCTCCTTAGTTTTTAGGTTAAAGAGCGTTCCTTCAGTCGGCGTTTGCGTTCGCTATTTGCGAATAGCGAATGAACGATCCGTTCCGCGTCGGCTTACTTCCGTCCCGTAGGATGAACGTTATAGTATATATTCTATCACAACATAAAAAAAGTAGCAATAGATACTAAATTGTATCATCTCGCTACTTTTTTGAAAAATCTTAATAGGGAATTTTTACCCCGAAAATTTTTTACCCCATATGGGAAATCACTTTCGCTTTTTCTTTTCGGGAGATTTATATCCCCAAGTCTTAGGATTATGCTTACCATAACCCCAACTAATACTCTTCAGATTATCACGAAACTTATCCCAGTACATATCAAACAAACGAGTTCTTGTTCCTCTTGTAAGATCAAAACAAATCTTATCATCTACCATGTATTTGATAATGTAAGCATCATTTGGAGCTTCTTTGGTACAGACTTCAGCATAAGAACCATTTTCAACCATTATTTCACAACCGTAGCGTGACTTACAGGATTCTTTTTCCGCTGGTGTCCAAAATTCCATATGGTTTTCTTCTTTTAAAGTCTTTTCAGACGTTTCTTGTGTTTTATTTCTCATTATCTAAACTCCAAACTATAGTTATGATCGTCCCCCCCACTGAACGTCAGGGTATGCTTCAACAATAATTTCTTTTGTAATCTTATATTTTGTTTGCAGTTTCTTGTCTTTAACAAGAATTAGAATTTCTGCTTCAAGTGGATGAAGTCCTTGTAGAATATTAATGAACATTGTTTCTCTACGAAGAGAACTCAGACCATCATTGCCACCTTTTACAAAATTATAAAATTTTTGATACTCTTTACGAATTGAAGAACGTCCCTGATCCTGAGATCCAAGAGAATTGCTACCTATTTCTTCCATTTTAGAAACGGCATCAGTAATCTTCTCACTAACAGTTCCACTGAAAGAATTTTGTTCCCCAACGCTTGCATAAGGAACATCCCCTACTGGAAGCATAGAAATAATACTTTCATCAAAATTCCAAATAAAAAGTGTTTTTAGACAAGGATGGTCATATTTTCTGAGAGCCTCTACTTTTTTAGCATTGCTTCTTTGCTTACAGACAGCGTTCAAAATTTCAAACACAAAAGGATTTGTGGGGAGATCTGGAATTGTTTCAACTGCTGCCTTTGTTTTTGGTGTAGTTGTTTTTAAAATCTTCGTAGTTGGTGATTTTTTAGTCACAGTCGGTTTTGTAGTCATAAAAATTAAAAATAAAGTTTTCTATAAGTTAATTTATAATATTATTCTTCTTCATCTTCATCATCATAATCGTCAAACAATCCTTCTTGAAAGGTTACGGCAACCACTTCATCAGGAATTACATTACCATGTTGATCAAAAAACTCTGGGTGTAGTTTTGGTTTGTCTTGATGCTCCATCATATATTCTCTAGAAACCCATCCAAGCACAATCCCAAGAATAAAAAATAAAACAATTAAAAATGAACCGAAAACTAAACTAACTGCTAACATCTTTTTTTCTCCGGGAAACTATTTTTTTCCTTAATGAAAAAGAAAATTCAAAATAAATGGTAACTTCCCGATTTAGAAAGCATACCATCTTCTCAAAAATGATATGGAAAGGATAGGTTTGCTTTCTGTTTCCTCCATATAATAGAACTTCAATGCCACGATTTCTGTGGTCATTATTATTTATCTTTACTTTAGACAATTTGTTTTTCTTTCAAAAATTTAATTGTATCTATACAACCCCCAAGTTTCTTGTCTTCACAAAGAACTTGAGGAAATGTTGCGTTAGGTCCGAATTCTGTTGTGAATTCTTCTCTAGTAAAATCTTCTCCTAAATTATACACCACAAAGTTGCTTCCTGTCAATTCCAATACTTGTTTGACTTTATAGCAATAAGGGCACTCTGATTTTGAATATACAGTAAAGTTCATAGTTTATGTTATTTTATATTAATTTATATAAGAAAAAAGAGGAGATTTCTCTCCCCTTATTATACCACCATTTCACTTCTCCCACCACAGAGAAGGTCTTCATTCTCAAAGATACAAAGAAGTTGAAGACTTTGATATTATAAGAGAATTATATGATTCTGTCAATCGGGTTCAGCATCAAAAAAGAACATCTGCCACAATCTCGCATTCTCCATCACCGTACCAAAATACTCTGAAGCAGAATGAATGGCACTAGCATCAAAAATAACAAGACGATTATAGACATTTCCAAGAACATCTACAGGTTCCCAAGGAGTTCCATCTAAATGTGGATCTCCAGGAATATCTTTCCAAGCAGCATCCCATCCTTCATCATGAAAAGTTCTTGCTCTAGTTTGTTTATGAGCATATAAAGTTGTTCCACATTGATAAGGAGCATTTGGAGTTAGATATAACATTCCACCCCATTGTTGATTATCACAATGCCATACTAAAGGTTCTCCAGCCCAAGCAACCTGGAATCTACCATTCATATCATATCCTTCCCATCCCGTAACTTTTTTACCCATTATTTCTTCAAATCTTTCCTTTAAACCTGGAAATAAAAATTGCTGGTGAGTTCTTCTACCAATGAATCCTCTTCCAAGACCACCTTCAAGATAGTCTTGTTTTAAAGCAAATTCTCTCATCTGATCTGGATTCTCATAAAAATTATCAACAATCCAACAAGTCCCTCTGGTTTTTACATATCCAGGATTGACTAATAAAAAGTTTGTTTCTTCTTGATCTTCCGAATCTTCACTGAAAAACCATTCTACCGATTTAGATTTTCCATATTTTTCCCACCAATCACGAACTAAATGTGAAGAATATTTCTGATTATCCTTAAGATTTGATTCAATAAACTTAGGATAAAAAGAGGACGCAATCTCCGTATTTTCTACAAACAATGGAAGAGTATATACTGTTTCTTTATTGTCTGCATTAAACAAAACATTTTCAATAAAAGGAACTGTATTAGGATAATATGGTAGATTTAAATCAAATATATTTTCCCCTTTACAGTGAAAATCAATAAGTTGTTTTGCATATCTTCTTGAAACAATGTAAGAACAAGCTGACCAATTATCCCATACATACGAATGAAACTTCATAAACCTATCTGCACTATCAGAAGTTTCGGTTTCAAAGTTTCTGATTAAAGAAAGTTGTATGATTCCCCAATTAGAAGGTAAATGATTAATAAAATCATCCCATGTGAAATTCCATTTTTCATTTAGTTCTAGTAAAACATCATCCTCACAAAAAAATCCATACTCCTCATCCGTATTTGTATACCATTCAGATATAGCCCTAAGGTGAGATATAACCGCACAGATTTCACCTCGATTCATCTCACCCAAAAAAGGACTAGAAACATCAGAGATATCACTTAAAGAATTATTTACACCATCATAAGCATAGCAAAATTTAATATTTAAATTATATTTTTCAACTTGTTGTGAAATAATTTGATGCCTATGACTAGATTGTTCTAGTGTCACACAATTTATGACAGGAAAATTAATTAAATTATTCATTTTAAAATCCTAGATGTTTTCTTCTTACAAAACTTAAATCATATGTTGTTTCTGAAATTGAATGTTCCTTTCCTTTAAATGGTAAATCTTCAGGGCTACACATTCTCCAACCAGGTCCCCATTTTTCTGTCAGATATTCTATATTTAAATTATTTGAATGATCTAATTTTTCTTTAAGTTCTGGTTCACTTTTTTGTGTTTGACATCCCTCTTTATAATATTCAGTCTTATCCCCGTGCCCGTGATAATAATTTGAGTTCAGGGACATTACTTTTTTAATGGAATGATGTTGAAATCTCATTATGTAATCAGAGTCTTCACAATAAGCAGGATATAAATTCTCATCAAACAATCCAAACTTTTGAACGACATGATCCCTCATTAAGAATACATCCCAACTACCCACACCAAAGTCTCCAGCGTGTCCGTGAATTATTCCAATCTCAGAATCAGATTCGGCAACGGAAACCATTTCCTCTAAGAATCCAGGGCAAAAAGCAACATCATCACTCACAATAATCCAATAAGGTGCCATCATATAAGATTTAATAATTAAATTCCAAGCACCACCACATCCAATGTTTGCTGGCATATGACAAACTTTAATATTTTTAATATATTTGTGGGTGATCTTGGTTAAGTTATTTAATTCTTCATCAAGCTGACCTCTTCCATTATTATTAATAATAACAAAATTATCAACTGGATAATCAACGCTTTCTAAAAGACGTTTTATCCAATAACAATTATTTACAACCGCCGTTCCAATCACCGGAATACTTTTTTTTTTATCTTCGATATTATTTTCAATATAAATCATAAACTGTGCATGACCATATTCATTATACCATTGTTCAAATGGTACAAGAAAGTCTTCATTGAAGATTATATCAGTTATTTCTCTACCACTCAGTTCAAACACTTTATAATTATTATGATCCTTTAAATAAAGATTTATAAAATTTCTAAATTTTTCCATAGAATTACCATTACTGGTAAAATGCCACTCACCTGCGATGTACTTAACATTATTCAAGAGAAAATTTTTATTTTCTTCAGTAAATACATCATATTCTCCACCTTCACAGTCAATTTTTAGAAAATCTATGTGATTAATATTATTTTCCCTAAGAATGTCTTTAAAGGTTTTTGATTTATAAAATCCTTGATGAAAATGAATGTAATCATTTTCAGTAGGTTCTTTGAAATCACAAGTTTCACTAGAAACTGAAGAATCAATAATAGTTACGGGAAATCCACTTAAATTATTTTTGATAGTGTCAATTAAATTGACAGAAGGTTCTATACAGTAAATATGTTTTGGATTTTTATTTAATACTGAATAAGAAAATGCTCCAACATTTGCACCAATGTCCATTACAATGTCATTTTCTTTTACTGAAAAAAATCTATCATAGATATGATCTTGAAATATTTCTTTCCCAATGATATTTTTTTCCTCATCAGATAATACTCCCCAATCAAAATCTTCAGTTGAGATTTTTTTATTATTGATGTTCATAGGAAGTTTGTTTTTAAATAACTGATTTAAATCTATTTCAACATTCATTTTTTTAAGATTATCAATAGCTTTTTGTTGGAAAGTATCTGCCATCTGATAATTCTTAAGAAGATCTAAAAGTAAATCTCTTGATTCTTCACACAACCCACACCACCAACTGCTGATTGCTTTCTGAAAAAGAAGCGCATATTCCCCAGGATAATTCACGACTGTTCTCAGTGGTGATGGATTTAAATCAGCAACTTTCAATCCTATAGAAGAAATTGTGAAAGATTCATTCCAACTTCCATCTTTATTTTCCTTTTCATAAAACTTACTCATCAGATAATAAGCTTCTGGTCTTTTGGGACAAATCGCAAGAGCGTGTAGAAGAAAACCTTTCACAGTAAAGTTGCGAGTACCCTGCGAATCAAAGCACATAGCACCACGAATCAGACACTCATACTTAAGAAGGTCATCATCTGTTCTTTCTGCCGCACGGAGATAATAAGAAACTGCTGTAGCAGTCTGTCCGATGTCATGATAATAAACTGCTAAATCAAAGTTGTGTTCTGCGTTCTCTGGTTGATTAATGTAATTATGAAGAAGTTCAGTCAAATCAGAAGAATTATATTTTTGTTGAGTTTTTTGTATTCTACAACAAAAATAACAAGAACTTTCCTGACAATCTGTTCTAATTACATTATTAAAAATATAACCAAAATAATTTTCATCATTGCGCCCATTATCTAAAATTTCAAATCCATTTTGAATAAGTTTATTCTTCCACCAGATTGGAGGAAAAACTGATTGATGAAGAATGTATAATTGGTCATCAATTACAACTTCATGAGGAATTTTAGATATACCAAAGGAACAGATTCCATCTTCTTTTAGATGCTTTTTAATCTGTTTCAGCATATTATCAATCTTATCCACAGAGATATGTTCGAAAACTTCCTCCGAATGAATGTAATCAAATTTTAAAGGCTCATCGTTCTCATACAACTGATATTCTTCTGTAATGTCACAAAGAAACAAATTGGTATTGTGGTATTTGTCCCAGTTGTATTTTCCGCTTCCAGTTAAACAATTAGAACTTCCCTCCAATCCGATTGCATCATGCCCTCTTTCAATAAAATCAACTACAAACTTTCCACCAGAACAACCCAAATCAAGAACAGAAATTTTTTTTCCACCAAAATATTGTATAACTTCAGATATTAATCCAATCGAACTAAAATTATCATTCACACACCCAACGGGACAAAGATGATCTGGAGAATCTAATGCTACTTCTTTTTTTGCATCTAATTTAAAAGTCATTTCAATACCTCAAAGTACAAGATCGTCGTCTTCAAAAAGATCTAAAAGTTTGTTTGGTCCTATTCTATTATCAAGCATTTGATGTGGAATTACGAATTCATAATTGAAACTATCTTTCCACAAAAAAGCAATTTCAGAAGCAATTGCCTTCTGTTTATCAAAATCAAATTGAATATAATCATGAAAATTCATTTTAGGAAATCCAATCAAGGTGTCATTATTAAGTTGATATATCCATCTATGATGATGGTATCCTTTGTAAGGTAATCCACAATTTGATTTATATTCAAATGTAACTAGTTCAGTATATTTTGAAGGCATACTAATAAATCCAGCCTTGCCAATATGATTAATCATTTCACAAGTTATTTTTGGATTATTAACATCCTCAAGAGTATGACTACAGATTACAAAATCAAACTTACCGTTCTTTTCAACATCTTCTAATACAACATTCCATTCTCTTGGATCATCAATATCTACTTTGAAAATTTTAATCTCATTTTTAGATACATTACTAATATCTTTAGGTTCTAAAAAATTATCTACAACGTGAGTAATCCATTCAATTGCCCAAGGATTTGCTCCTGCCCCAATATCAAGAACTCTATGTTTATGATCATTAATATCAAAGAGAGATTGAAGATAATTAAATGCTAAATTATGATTTGTATTGATGTGTGATAAGTTTTTTGCCAAAATCATTTTAAAAATACCTCATTAAATTCTTCCATAACACTTTCCTTAGTATAAGAATAACAATACTCACCCCAATCGTAATCTTTAATTTTGTTCTGATCTAAGTTAGTAAGTATTGTATATAGTTCGTTCTCATCCTGGTAATATATTGCGCTATCTTTCATCAAATATATGTGTCCGACATCATAATACCAAGGAACTTCTACAGGATTCCAAGTGATAATCGGTTTATTCCGAAATGAAAATTCGGCAAGAGACAAACTAAAAACTTCACCATCAAGTCTTCCGTGCATCATAGCATCGCAAGTATTCACAAATCTAGACTTGTATTCTACATCCATAGTCCAAGGAAGATAGATGACTCTTTCGTGCTGAATGAACTCTTTGGTATTCAGAAAAACAAACCAAAGATCTTTTCTAGAACTGAGTGCTCTGGAAATAGCACCATAAGTAAAGTCAAGATTAAAAGTTTCATATCCACCGTGTCTTCCGAGAACTAAATCTCCCTTTGGAATTCCAAGTTCTTCTCTCAAATCATCTTCAATATGTGGGGCATCTTTTTCCAAAATATGATGAACGTATGGATGTACTCCACCGTGTTTATCTGACATATACTTACAAACTCCAGCATAAACTGTACCGTGTGGATCATCCATTCTGAAGACACAATGAGTTAAAGTCTTCACGTTCGTTGGCATAATTCCATCATTCTCTCCCATCTTAATGGCATAAAATGCATCAATCTTATTTCGATCACAAATCAATTCTAACTTTTGTCGAAGAGCATCATTTCTTCCGTCGTTGATCCAATACTCTGGATATAAAATAACATCAAAGTCTTTGAATCTATCTAAACAATATGTTGGATGTGCGATTGAAGAAATGATTACAGATTCATTTCCTAAGATTTCTCTATTGTACTTCGCATACTTATGAAGACATATCTCTGTCCCCCGTTGACCCATTTGAAAACTATGAAATCCTACTCTCATGATATAAACAAATGCGAATACTTTTCCTTTACTTGATTTGAACTTGACTGAAATAAAAACTCTTGAACTGTCTTAAGTTCAAATATTTTTTGAGGCAAGAGATTAACTGAATATTTTTTTAAGATATGATCTTTTCTCCCCAAACAATCTGTAGAGTTTTCTTTTGCTTCAAAATTATTTTGGAGCGATACTTCATCCCAGTGAAGGAAAGATTCCTGTTTGATTTTTAATCTATTTAAATCTCCCATCCAACTAAAATGCCAACCAGCATCTTCTACGATTCCATTATCATATGTAAAGACATCAGAATACACAATATCATTTTTACACAGAGCATAAGACTCACGAATATCAGAGAGAGTATATCTTTGCAAATGATGTTTCATACACAAAAAAGCAGCTCCCCAGGGAACAGGTTGATTATTAGGTCCATAAACTCTTAGGTCTGCTCTACCATTTAAGAATATCATAGGAATTCTTAAAATATTATTTGGATTTTGTTTTGCCACATTTGCGTAATACTCAACAAAATCTGGATTGATGATTTCATCACAGTCCCCTACGATAAAAATATCATCATCTTGTATAAGGTTTGCTGCAACATTTCTCTGCATTCTTTCTCTTACCCAAGCATTTGGTTCCTTCTCATAAGAAGGTAAATCCAATTCCAGGACTTGAATTTTATCCGATAATAGGCCAAGGTTTTCAAGAGTCTCTTTACAAGTAAAAGATTTCGAATCTCCTTTATGAGTTTTATTCGCATCACAAATAATAAACTGATCTACCTTATCATAAAGTAGATTAATTCGAAGTTCTAATAATTCTTTCTCGTTGAAATAAGGAAAACAATCAACTATTCTCATTTATAAACTTCTCCATAAAATCTTCAGGAACTTTAAGTAGATAAGCAGCGTTATCCTGAAATCCAAAGGTCATTAAAAAATTTCCATTATGTTTTGCCATTCCTACACAGAACTCAACATCACCATCCATAAAATTAAATTCTTTAGTATGAAGAGTAATATTCCAATTCTTGTCCCAGACTATAAAACGATGATAGTATCTTGCATCCTTTCTTCCAACCTCACTATTGAATAAATCAACTTCATGAGTACAAGTTATATAATGGTCTCCAACAGTAAGAACCTGTGATCCCCCACGCAAATCTCTAGGAAGAGGAATCATATCTGCCATATGAACTGTAGTCGAAGTTTGTGTTTCAGGATCCACTTTAACCACTTCTGTTGGATTGGACCACTTCACATAATGAAATGGCATATCAAGAATTGGCATCCAATTCTTTTCACAGTAAGAATTCGGATCATTTGGTGGTGGAATGCGGAATCTATCTACTTCCTCCACAGTATTTTCAGAGACAACAATTTCACAGAGTTCCATTCTCCCCGTTCCAATTGTATCTAAGTCTCTCCTCACACCTGAGATATAAAGTTTCTCGTTCCATTTAAAAATTCTTGCATCCTCTAAACCAACAAAATCCCAAAGTTCTTTATCAGGAAATTTTGAGGTATCAATTTTATTGAACCTAGTGATAGAGTAATTATCATCCAGTTCGCAATAATAATTATGAGTTCTTAAGTGCATATCATTCTCAGGATGCACATAAGTCAAAGGACCCCATTGATGTTGAAATAATTTTTTTTCAGAATGATAGAAGGTATAATTAACGTGGCGAATGATTACTCTTATCTTATCTCCATCTACAAAGATGGAAGGATTCATAATTCCAGTTCCATTAGTATATTCTGCTGGAATTATGAGTGGGTGAATTGAACCACCATTATCTAAGGCAAGTTTTACGAAGTTCATAAAAACATAATGAGTTCTTGAGAGTATTTATTATCCTAACTGAGTGACTAAAACATTTAAATCTGTTACTGTGATTGGGTTCGTATCCTCAAGATTTGATATATGAATCTCAACATAATCATTTAGATTATGTTTATGGACATCAGTAAGAGTAACAGATCTTGTATCTCCTTGTGTTCCTTCCATTGTAACTTCCGATGCTGTCAAATATTCCCCACCATTAGAACTATCATAGATAGCAACTTTAAAATTCGTATATTCGCTTGGAACTAATGTTAAAGTGACCTGAGTAAGATATTCTCTTTCAACTCCAGCAATGCAAGTTAAACGATTATCTGTATGAGTAAATTTTGAGTTTCTTGCACCTGCAGTTGTTGTAATACCAGCAATCTTAGTATAGGTATCTGTAGATGCAAAAGAAGTTTGAGTGGCATTATCCTTCATATAATACTGCCCGATTACAAAACTATTATCAATACCTCTGTTCGAATCAAAAAAGGCATCTCTACCATCTATGTTGGTATGAGTACTAATTCCAAGTTTTGTTCCTGGACCTGAGAAGTTACAAGTTTGAAGAATAAAACTTTCTGCAATAGCAAAATTTACTCCATCTTGAACTGTAATGCCAGTATATCCAGATGGAACAACAAAAGAGCAAGTTGTTGCGCGAATACGACGAGTGCAACTAAAAGTATTTGGAAAATTGAGAATAGATTTTGAACCACCTAATCCAAAGTTTCCAGTGAAAAGACACTGATTAAATCCTACTGTACCAGTTGTCCCATCAAAAGTTAAGTCTTGAGAGTTAAGAAATGCACCATCAAGCATAATGAAGTTGTTATAGGAAGAAATAATACCTACCTTTGCACAGTTGGTAAAATTAACTCCGAACCAATCAAGTGCATGAACTGAAGGAATAGATGCTTGAAGATTGATTGCATAAGGTGCTTCAAGAGTAATGTTTCTGATTGGAAGAGAATAAACACTACTCAACAAAGCGACATCAGTAGCAATACCAGTAGATTTAATTCTACAGTTCTCAGATGATCCACCAAGAATAGTTGTGTTATCTCCAGCAACTAAACGATTACCATTTAAATCTACAGTTGTTGTGAAGAAATAAGTGTAGTTATCTTTAAGATTGATTACACCATTTACTGGACTTGGGAGATCATTTATAGTCCCGACGAAAATAAAATTTACAACGTCATCAAGAAACTTGAACTGAGTTTCACCACCTCCACCAATCGTTGCCATCTGCTGTTGGATACGATTAATGAAAAGTTGATAATGATCGTTAAGTTGTTGAACAGTTACAAATTGTTGATCTAGGGGTGTAAGTGGATCACTGTTTTTTATTTCTGGAGGTTCATTGAGCAAACCTTCATTTAATTGTTGTTTTGGTATAGGTATTACTTGATTTTTGAGTTCTTGGCGAAGTTCATAAACTTCGTCGTGATGATTTACAATATAATTTTCAAGAAACTGAACATTTCTTTGAAGTTCTTCTGTTTTTTCCTGTAATTTATCTACTTCTGTTTTTTTCTGATCTGCTTCATACTCCTCAAAAGTTCTTTTCTTACTTGAAGAACTTTTAGGAGTTGTTTTCTTTTTGGATGGACTAGTATGATGTAGAATTTTAGAATAGTTATTCATTCTCGTGTTTTTTTAATATTTATAGTTCAGGTGGAATAGGCCAATTAATAGTATTGGGGAACTCTTCCTGTTGTGGAACATCTAAGAGTGCTTGGCGATAAGCAATCCAATCATTTTTTTGTTGTTGAGTAAATGCTTCCCATCGTATTGCATTAATTTTATCCACATAAATTCTTAACCACTTATCTCTAAGTTCTCTCTGTTTTTCTGCAAGTTCTTCTAATGTTGGTTCTGGTGGTTGTGGATAAACCCATCCAGATTCAGTCCAAGTCCAACCAATATCTCCATCGTGCTGTGGAGCAACTTCAATTCCTGGTGTTGGATTATGTTCCTCTGGACTATTCAGAGAAACAACATTGATAACTTTTTTTGTAACTGTATCTAAAAGACAAACTCTCATTTTTCTATAAGTATTCTAGTATGTAAATAACACCACCAATTCCATCACCACCGGCAGATCCTGCACTAGTATCTATATTAGCAGCACCTCCTCCACCAGCACCATAAGTTACAGATGCAGTGCCTGCAGAAACTGCACCACCTTGAGCTGCTCCTCCTCTACCACCTCCTCCCCAATATGATGAACCTCCCATACCTCCTATAGCAATTTCGGCAACATCATTACCTACTCCCGAACCACCGTCACCACCCGGAATGTTTATATCTCCACCCGTAGCACTACCTCCAAGTCCTCCAAGACCAGTACCACCAGTTGACGGTGCTCCCCCACCAGATCCTAACGCACCACCATTTGCAGTTAGAGTTGCACCTGTTCCGGCGGGATCAAAGGTAGTATTTCCTCCTGCAGTTCCATCAGTACCTCCTGTTTCAGATCCGCCAGTACCATTTGATCCTACAGTATAAGTGGCAGTTGCTCCCATTTCTGCTGCGGTATAAACTTTAATTACAGTTCCACCAGCACCACCGCCACCACCTCCAGTTCCATTGGATGTGTCTGCAGCAGCACCATCAGCGCCACCTCCACCTGCTCCACCGCCTGTTACATAAACTATTGCTTTCTTCAATCCTGTCGGCGCAGTATAGGTTGCACCAGATCCTGTGGTATAAACTTGAAGTCCTAATAAATGATCCCCTTTGATTCCTTGAATACCTTGAATACCTTGAATACCTTGAATACCTTGAATACCTTGAATACCTTGAATACCTTGAGTTACTACAGAAATCCCCTGAATACCCATAATACCTTGAGTTCCCAAAGTACCTTGAATACCTTGAACACCTTGAGTTCCCTGAAAATTAGAACTTAAAAAATTAGAAAGATTTGTCGGCATTTTATGTATATTCTACAATATAAATGACACCAGTATCTCCAACACCTCCAGCAGCACCAGTTGTACTATCTATATTCGCAGCACCTCCTCCACCAGCACCATAAGTTACAGATGCAGTGCCTGCAGAAACTGCACCACCTTGAGCTGCTCCTCCTCTACCACCTCCTCCCCAATAAGATCCCCCCCCAACTCCACCAACAGCAATTTCGGCAACATCATCACCCGCCCCAGAACCACCACCACCACCAGGAATATTTATATCTCCACCCGTAGCACTACCTCCAAGTCCTCCAAGACCAGCGGCACCAACACCAGGAGCACCTCCACCAGATCCTAACGCACCACCAAGTCCTGTAATTGAAGAACCAGCACCAACAGGAATAAAGAAACTGTTTCCTCCTGCGGTTCCTGATGTTCCGCCTGCTGCAGCACCAGCACCACCAGCAGCGCCTACAGTATAAGTTGCAGTTGCCCCTACTTCTGCGGCAGTGTATAATTTGATTGCAGTTCCTCCTGCTCCACCACCACCGCCACCAGAACCAGAGGCAGTATCAGCCCCGTCAGCACCACCACCTCCTCCACCGCCTCCAGTTACATGAACCAAAGCCTGTATCAATCCTGCGGGAGCAGTATAAGTTGCGTTGGAACCTGTATCATAAACAACAACATTTACTGTTGGACCAAGACCTTGAATGCCCTGGATTCCTTGAGTACCTTGAATGCCCTGGATTCCTTGAATGCCCTGGATTCCTTGAGTACCTTGAGAACCAGTAATACCTTGAGTTCCTTGAATTCCTTGCGTGCCTTGTGTTCCCTGAATACCTTGAGTACCTTGAGCACCATCAAAATTAGAACTTAAAAATGTAGAAAGATTGGTTGGCATTTTATAATTCCAAAAATTATACTACAACAAACTTTTATGTATTTATGGTAGAATACATACTATAAAGTAATTATAAGTATGAGTGAGTTTGTAAGAAAAGGTTGGTATTATCTTCCTAAAATTATTACACCAGAAGAAGCAATTAGTATCAAGTATCAAAATCTCTGTGGTGCGATGAGTGACTTAGGTTCTCTTGAAGGACACTGGGATCCAGAGAGAGGTAGAGTATTGACTTGTTATGCTCCACCTTCTTGTGCTTTTGTAATGAAAAGAGTTCAACCAATTCTAGAAGAACTACTTGGAGAAGAACTCATCCCATCTTATTGGTTCTCTACAACTTATCATAAAGGTGGATGGATGAACTGTCATACTGACCGCCCATCTTGTGAAATTTCAGTCACGATGAATATTTGTGGTGATGCTGCGTGGCCTATCAAACTCAAAGACCTGACTGGTAAAAGAAGAGAAGTCGTCACACCAGTTGGAGATGGTCTTGCTTATCTTGGAACGATTGTACCTCACTGGAGAAGTCCTTTGAGAACTCACGAGAATGACCGCTTTATGCAGTTGTTCCTACACTTTGTTAGAAAAAATGGTCAGTATGCTGACTATGCTTATGACCGAAATGATAAGTGCTATACCTTACTTACCAACTAAGATACCTTTACTCCATATTTATCTTGTAATTCTTTGTCTTGCTCTGCTTTCGTCTTAAATCCTTGAACGGTCATCCAATTGACCATCGTATAACGAGTTCCTGAGATGACTGGTTCTACTTTATGAGCAAAGAACTGAGAAGATGGAAAGGCAACTAGAAGTCCTGGTTCTGGACGAATGGTTACTCGGAGATCTGGGAATACAAAGTTTCCACCCTCAAAGTCATCGTTGAGAAAAAGAACTGTAGATACATCACGGTCTATAGACTTCTTCCAGATGATATTTCCATCAGGACACTTCCATTTTGCTACGGCATCATAGTGTGCCTGGTAGTGTCCTCCTGGATTATAGACCAATAGTTGCGGCATTTCACTATCTTTGATTTTGAATCCATAAAAAGGATTGATTACGTGATGAACTATATTATCATAGAGTTCTTTGATTTGAGGAATGATAGTTTCAATATCTGCTGCCTTTACATTTCTTGATTTTAAATCAATTTTTCCCGGATGATCTTCTCCAGTTTGATTTGCTTTGTCTGGGTCAAAAACTCCCATCTGTTCCTGATGAGAATTCTTTGCGTGATGAATAAGAAACTCAATTGCCTCTGGTGTAAGAACCTTTGGTTGAATTAGAACATTAGAAAGTAAATCATTCATATCAAAATGATGTAAGTATCTTATTTAGTTTGAGTTTGAGGTTGCTGCTAAAAAACTTCTTGATTGAGGTAATTGAGGTATTGATGTTGTTACGGTTTCTGTGGAGAAATCTAGACGGTCAATGGTACAAACAGAAGGAGGAGCAAAACCACCACCAAAGTAACCATAAGAACTACTTGAGGTTGCTGCTAAAGCATCTCTTGCCTGAGATAACTTAGGTGTTGGTACTGTTACGGTTTCGGTAGAAAAATCTAAACGGTCTATGGTGGAAATAGCAATACCAGTATTACCACCACCAAAGTAACCATAAGAACTACTTGAGGTTGCTGAAGTAGTTCTTGCTTGAGATAACTTAGGTGTTGGGACTGTGACGGTTTCTGTGGAAAAATCTAGACGGTCAATGGTACAAACATAAGCGGGAAGAAAAGCACCACCACCAAAATAACCATAAGAACTATTTGAGACTGCTGCTAAAGCACCTCTTGCTTGAGATAATTTAGGTCCTGGTGTTGTTACGGTTTCTGTGGAGAAATCTAGACGGTCAATGGTGCAAACATAGGTAAAAGAACCATAACCACCAACAAAGTAACCATAAGAACTACTTGAGGTTGCTGCTAAAGAACTTCTTGCTTGAGATAACTTAGGTGTTGGAACTGTGACGGTTTCATTGGAAAAATCTAGACGGTCGATAGTAGAAAAATCAGCAGTATCGAGAAAAGAATAACCACCACCAAAGTAACCATAAGAACTACTTGAGGTTGCTGCTAAAGAACTTCTTGCTCTAGATAACTTAGGTGTTAGTCTTGTTACTGTTTCTGTAGAGAAATCAAGAAGGTCAATGGTGGAAACAGTAACACCACCACCAAAGTAACCATAAGTCTTATTACCCACTCTGGGAAACTTTGCGGTATTTGAGACTGCTGATAAATATCTTCTTGCTGTAGGTAAATTGTTTCCTGAATTACTGACGGTTTCATTAGAGAAATCAAGACGACTGATGGTGTTTAAGTAAGCACCATTAAAACCACCACCAAAATAACCATAAGAACTACTTGAAGTTGCTGGCAATTCTGCTCTTGCTGAAGGTAAATTTTTTCCTGGATTACTTACAGTTTCATTAGAGAAATCTAGACGACTGATAGTACATAGAAAAATACCTGGAGGACCTGGAATATAACCCCCACCAAAGTATCCATAAGAACTACTTGAGGTTGCTGATGAAAATCTTCTTGCTGTAGGTAAATTGTTTCCTGGATCACTGACGGTTTCATTAGAGAAATCAAGACGACTGATGGTGCTTATAACAGGAGGAGCAAACCCACCACCAAAGTAACCATAAGAACTACTTGAAGTTGCTGTCAATTCTGCTCTTGCTGTAGGTAAATTCTTTCCTGGATCACTGACGGTTTCATTAGAGAAATCAAGACGACTGATAGTACATAGAAGAGTACCTGGAGCACCTGGAGTATAACCCCCACCAAAGTATCCATAAGAACTACTTGAGGTTGCTGCGAAATTAATTCTTGGTGAAGGTAAATTATTTCCTGGATTACTGACGGTTTCATTAGAGAAATCAAGACGACTGATGGTGTTTATAGCACCAGGAGTAGTATCACCACCACCAAAGTAACCATAAGAACTACTTGAGGTTGCTGCTAATTGATGTCTTACTGAAGGTAAATTGTTTCCTGGATCACTGACGGTTTCATTAGAGAAATCAAGACGACTGATGGTGCTTATAAAAGGAGGAGCAAACCCACCACCATAATACCCATAAGTCGCACTCTCAGGCCAATATGCAAAGTTTCCGTATGCTACATTTTTGACTTGTTCTGTTCTTGCGTCCTGAAGTGAAAAGGTAGGCATTTATAAACCGAACACAGAATACTGAGAAGTTCTTGTTTGCCGCCAGAACTCCATATGATTGTATTTATTCATAACATAGTCACTAAGATACTTTGAGTTATCACGATGTATCTTCTCTACCTTATTTCTTACCGTATGCATATTGTCTAACTTATAAACCTCATCGTTCTCATCACACTTCGGAATGACATTCCCAAAACTATGAGAATAAGAAGGTAATTCCAGAAACTCATAGATACGATTGAGTTCTTGTTGTGGATTTCTTGTAAGGTCATCATATTCCACTAACAGAATATTGTTTCTATATCCTTTAGAGAATGCTTGTTGAAGTGCGTGATAAGATTGTCCGATAATACCTTGAGGAGACATTAGGTAATCACAACGATTATCATTTGTGATTTCAAGATTGTTTCTAAGAAGTGCTTCATCAATAAAAGAAACTCTTGAAGTTTTATGAATGAGTAAAAGAAACGATGAAAGAATATCCTGAATAGACCTTACGGGACAAATAATCTTTGGATCTTTTGTAATGTAATCTGTAATGTGTTGGATTTGATTGACCCAACCTCTTGACTTATCAATAATAATATTCTGTGGAGTATTGAAATAATAGTTATGAGGTATGGACGATAAAACCTTATGTGCTCCTTGTGGATTTGGAGTTGCCTTATATTGTTCTGAGTTATGTAAAAGGTATTCTTGTGTATAGTGTATCGTATCCAGAAGTGGAGAGTTTGTGGATGCGTGTATCTCTGAATTTTGATTGAGTAGTGCCGTCAAGAGTGTGGAACCTGAACGTGGAAGTCCAGACATAAAGTAAAAGGTTTTCATAATATTAGTTTGAGTTTGAGAGTGCTGATAACTGTAATTTTGCTGTAGATAATTTAGGACTTGGAGTTGATACTGTTTCTGTAGAAAAATCTAAACGATCTCTGGTGGAAACAGAAGCAGTAGGAGTATTACCACCACCAAAGTATCCGAAAGAACTACTTGAGGTTGCCGCTAAAAATGACTTTGATTGGGATAACTTAGGACTTGGAGTTGATACAGTTTCTGTGGAGAAATCTAAACGATCTATAGTAGAACGATTAATTCTAGTAGGAACAGTAGGAAGAGCATAACCACCACCAAAGTACCCGAAAGAACTACTAGAAGTTGCTGTTAGAGCACGTCTGTCTATAGATAACTTAGAACTTGGAGTTGATATAATTTCATTAGAAAAATCTAAACGTTCTATGGTGGTAACAGTAGCATTACCAGAATTACTACCCCCACCAAAGTACCCATAAAAACTACTTGAGACTGATGCTGACCTACCACCCAATTGAGATAGTCTTTGTGTTACGACTGTTGTGATTTCTGTAGTAAAATCTAAACGATCTATAAGAGAACTAAAATTACCAGCACCAAAGTAACCATAAGAACTATTTGAAACTCCAGCACTTGCTTCTCTTGCGATTGATAACTTTGGACTTGGAGTTGTGACTGTTTCATTAGAGAAATCAAGACGATCAATGGTGCTTACAGGAGCAGGAGTAGGAAGTTCTCCACCACCAAAGTAACCATAAAAACTACTTGAAGTTGTTCCTGGATCAACTTTTGCTTGAGATAACTTAGGTGTTGGAGTTGTGACGGTTTCTGTAGAGAAATCTAAACGGTCTATGGTGGAAAGACCAAAACCACCACCAAAGTAACCATAAGTCTTATTGCCTCTGAGAACTGATTGACCTCCTGAGACTGCTGATAAAGATTCTCTTGTTGAAGGTAAATTGTTTCCTGGAAGACTATTGGTTTCATTAGAGAAATCAAGACGACTGATGGTGTTTATAATAGCAGGAGTAAGACCACCACCAAAGTAACCGAAAGAACTACTTGAGGTTGCTGCTAATGATGCTCTTGTTGCAGGTAAGTTCTTACCAGGATTACTGACAGTTTCATTAGAATAATCAAGACGACTGATGGTGTTTATAATAGGACCAGCAGCACCAATGGCACCACCACCAAAGTAACCATAAGAATTACTTGAAGTCGCCGCTAAAATATATCTTATTGTTGGTAAGTTCTTACCAGGATTACTGACGGTTTCATTGGAAAAATCAAGACGAGTGATGGTGCATATAAAAGTAGGACCAGGAGGAACAGCACCACCAGCAAAGTATCCATAAGAATTATCTGAGGTTGCTGATAAATCTCTTCTTACTGTAGGTAAATTTTTTCCCGGATCACTAACTGTTTCATTAGAGAAATCAAGACGAGTGATGGTGCATATAAAAGTAGCGGGAAAAGAATAACCACCACCAAAGTAACCATAAGAACCACTTGAGATTGCTGCTGAATTTCTTCTTGCTGGAGATAAGTTATTACCGGGATTACTGACGGTTTCATTGGAGAAATCAAGACGACTGATAGTGCTCATTTGTGAAGTAGGAGTTGGAGCACCACCACCAAAGTAACCATAAGAACTACTTGAGGTTGCTGCCAAATCAAGTCTTACTGAAGGTAAATTGTTTCCTGGGAGACTGTTGGTTTCATTAGAAAAATCAAGACGACTGATGAGGGCTGTGATAGTAGGAGTACCACCTCCTCCAAAGTATCCATAAGTCGCACTCTCGCTCCAGTTCGCAAAGTTCTTCTGTTCTACATTGAGAATCTGTTTATCATAAACATTATTCAGTCCAAAAACATCCCCTACGAACTTTGGCATTTTACTCTAGTTTGAGGTCTTGATTGAATAACGAACTTGTGATTTGTTTTGCTTCTTCTTTCTCTTCAATACCCGAAAGAAGTGCTTTATCCATACCAGTAATCTCTTCAATACCAGCAGCAACATTTTGCTGAAGTGCGTTCAGGAAATCAAGAGGATTGTTAGGATCTCCAAAAGTTCCTTTGGTTCTATTCACATCATCAGGAAGAACCGTAGGGGCACTTGCGCGTCTCATAGAACGAATATTACCAGCATTTACGCCAGTCTTTGCAGCAAGTAGGTCATCAAGAGATTGATTTGCAAGTCTGCGTTCCCAGTAGTTTGGTTGGTCTGCATTATATTGGTCACGAGAAACTAACTGACCACCATTCAATTCAACAAGACGATTGATAAGTTTATCAAAGCATTCAAGTTCTTCTACTGAAGACTTGAAACCACGATTGAGTCCTTCAAGCATTCTGTGAAAATGAAATTCATCAATATCATACCAAGTGAGTTCTTCACCACCTTGACGATTTTTCCACCAGATTGGTTGAGTCTTATCCTTTCCTTCCCACTTATAATAAAACTCTCTTGCTGCTCTTTTTGCTTCAATGATTTGTTGGAGTAGTCCTTCTGCTACGCTTCTACGATTGATAATTGCTGCCTTGAATGCGGAAGGAAGTGTAAAGTTATCGTGAATGATAAACTTTTCAATCTGAAAATCAGAGCGTCCTTGTGCGAGTTCTGTTTCACTTTCAGTCCAACGATTTGCTTCGTTGAGAACTTTCAGCATAAACTCATTACTGTCATCTAGAACTTCCTTAGAAGTCGCAAGAGCAATTGCTTCATAGTTATTAGACATAGTATTCTTCAGTTTCATTTTTTATTATTTATCGCAACAAAAATGCCGCTATTCTCATTGAACTTTCTTGTAATACTAACTTCAAAGTTTTTTTCTTCCAGATATTTTTTCAAGTCTTCAAGATTATGTGAGGTAATATTGTTGTGATATTCACCAACGATTTTATTGACTTTGCTAAGTAACTTTGAATTGAAAAGAATTTCAAACTCTGAACCTTCAGTATCAATCTTGATTAGAGATACTTTAGAAAAATGTGCGAGTATATCATCCAACCCTATGGTTGAAACTGTGACTGGAATACCTCTTGGTTGATAAAATGAATGAAGACCTGTGTTACATCCTTTCACGACCGTAAGATTTTTTTGCCCCTTCTTATCAGAGACTGCTAGATTATAAGGTTGAAAGTGTTTATAGTCCTTGAGATTGTGAATGAGTGACTCAAAGTTATTTGGTTCTGGTTCAAAGGAATGAATGTTCTTACATCCCATATCCATACACAACTTCGTGAAGTATCCTTTATGTGCTCCAATATCAATTACAATATCATCAGGAGCAAAGGTTTCAATACCATATTCATTCTTATGATAAACTTCGTTGAAGATATATTCATCATCAATATAAACTGCTCGTTTTGTAACAACCTCAATCAATTCACTCCAATCTCTAGCGATTGTTTTCCAGTTGTAATGATGAATTGCTAGAGATGCTAGGTCATTTGTCGCAGCATAAAAAGTCTCTGGTTCTTTATCAAAAAATGAAAGTGCCTGAATAATTTCTTTCGCAAAGTTTTGGTGAAATGTATCATCAGGCAACCAACCTCTTGGAGTATTCTGCCCCGACATCGGAATATACTTCCCTCTTCCAAATGATGTCTCTGGAAGTGCTCCCATATCGGTTGTGATAGGGAAGCAACCACAACTCATTGCCTCCGCTAATGAGACACAGAAGGTTTCTTCCCATACATTTGGGTGAATATAAAATGCAGCATCCTGAATATGAGGTAGTAAATCTTCACGGTCAATACAAGGTGAATACTCCACACCTGGAAGTGCCTGGAGTTCCTTGTAGATGGAAATGAATGGTGAAGGCTCTAGTCCATTCTCAGTTGTGATGGTCTCATTTTCTCCTTCTCCTGGTTGAATTGCACCATAAAGAGACATTGAAGAAAACACCTTGAGTTTTGCATCTGGATGATGTTTGATGACTTCTTTCCAGATGGGTACTAATGGTGTGATACCCTTATGAGGAGCAGAAAAGAAGATACAGGTCTTTGATTTTGGTTTTCCTGATGGACGGAACATCTCATCCACACCATTTGGGATGACTGTGATTTTTTCTGCTGGTGCTCGGTTATACTTGATGTATTGCTCTCTTTCCCAGTTAGAGACACAAACAATACGATCAATCTGCGATACTAACTCTGGAAGTCTTAAGAGTTGTGGTTGATCGCAGTTATCGTGGGCCCACAGAATTTTATATTGCTTCTTTGATTGTGCTAATTCTTCTATACTTCTTGAGATTTCAACATTATTTGGAATTGTATAATATTGATTGAGATAATAAAAAGAACTTTCAGTTGCTCCAGATTTCATATAAGAATAATGTAGATGTCTTATTTAGTTTGAGTTTGCAGTTCCACCCATAGCAGATCTATCAAAAGGTAATACCACAGGAGGATTGCTACAAACTTCATTTGAAAAATCAAAACGAGTAATAATATCTCTAAAGGGTGGAGTAAAACCTCCAGCAAAATATCCATAAGAAGTACCTGAAGCAGATGATGTAGATCGTCTAACACTCGGTAAATTTGCTGGAGGATTACTTGTAACTTCTGTTGTAAAGTCAAGTCTTTGTATGGTATTAACTATAGCACCTGGAGGAGAATCACCACCACCAAAATACCCGTATAGACCATTTGAAACCGAACTAAATCTTGCTCTTCCTCCTATCAAATTATTTGTAGGAAGACTATTTACTTCTGTAGAAAAGTCTAATCTACTTATTGTAGTTTGATTTCCAGGATCCCCACCAACAATATAACCATAAGTACTACTTTCAGTTGCAGTTAATTCTGATCTTGATGAAGGTAAATTGTTTCCTGGATTACTGACGGTTTCACTGGAAAAATCAAGACGAGTAATGGTATTTACAATAGGAGGGGAAGGAGAAGCACCCCCACAAAAATAACCATAAGAACTACTTGAGACTGCTGCTAAAGCACTTCTTGCTGCAGGTAAATTTGAAATAGACGAGTCAGTATCATTAGAAAAACTAAACCGTGTTATATTAGAAATAATCACAGCACCAGTAAATCCACCACCAAAATATGCATTATTTGAATCACTTACAACTGCAACAAAACTTAAATCTGTGGGTAATCTTTCGGGAATATCAGTTGAAGACTCTGTAGAAAAATCAAGTTTATTGATAGTAGAAACATATGTTCCACCAACAATACCTAATCTTCCACCACCAAAATACCCATAAGTCTTATTGCCCACTCTGGGAAACTTTGCGGTATTTGAGACTGCTGCTAAACTATATCTTGCTGAAGGTAAATTGTTTCCTGGAAGACTATTGGTTTCGTTAGAGAAATCAAGACGACTGATGGTGCTTACTAGACCACTAGTAGGAGGAATACCACCGCCACCAAAGTAACCATAAGAACTACTTGAGGTTGCTGTTAATCTAGGTCTTGCTGAAGGTAAATTGTTTCCTGGAAGACTATTGGTTTCATTAGAGAAATCAAGACGACTGATATTGTTCGTGGATCCAGGATTACTACCTCCACCAAAGTAACCATAAGAACTACTTGAGGTTCCTGCTAACTCACTTATTGATGAAGGTAAATTGTTTCCTAGATCACTAACGGTTTCATTTGAGAAATCAAGACGACTGATGGTGTTTATAAGAGCAGGAGTAGGATTAGTACCTCCACCAAAATAACCATAAGAACTACTTAAGACTGCTGCTAATCCACTTCTTGTACTTGGTAAGTTCTTACCAGGATCACTGACGGTTTCATTTGAAAAATCAAGACGGGTTATTGTGTTTATACCACCACCACCAAAGTAACCATAAGAACTACTTGAGATCGCTGCTAAATTACTTCTTCCTGAAGGTAAATTATTTCCTGGATCACTGACGATTTCATTAGAGAAATCAAGACGACTGATGGTGCTTATGAGAGTAGGAGTAGAACCACCACCAAAGTAACCATAAAAACTACTTAAGACTGCTGCTAAACCAGATCTTATTGAAGGTAAGTTCTTTCCTGGATTACTAACGGTTTCATTAGAAAAATCAAGACGACTGATGGTGCTTATCCAAAAATTAGATGATGGTGGTGGAGATGCAATAATACCACCACCAAAGTATCCATAAGTCGCACTCTCGGGCCAACTTGCGAAGTTTTTGTTCGTTACATTCTCATACTGTTTCTTATAAACCTTTTTGAGACCAAAAACTCCTTGTGTCATTTCTTACTCTTCTTGATAAACGTGAGAACCGACGTGTGCTAATTTTATAGAAGTATTCAACCAAGTTTCATAACCTACACTCTTTGCCCTTTCAAAAAAAGAAAAATCTTCTGGTAAGTAACTCATATCTTTTTTCAGTTCCAGAAAGTAGTGATAGGAATTATGAAACTCTTTTTCCGTTGGTGGATAAGAACTATTATTCGTTGCGGGATAATATTTCAACTCTTCACCATATTTATGAGAAATACTCTCAAACACTTTGCGATGAATCAAAGCAAAACCAAATCCAATATTTTCAATTTTTACTAAGTCTCCTTCTTTGACTTCTGGTTGTGAGATATTATAATTATAGCGAAGTGGAATTCCTTTCATTGGATATGCACCACATACAATATCTTTGCGACTCTCAAATAACCTGAAGACATCTTCAGGTGTAAATCCAACATCAGCATCAATAAACAGAATATACTCATACTCTGTGTTATTCATAAAAAAGTTTGCAATTCTGGACCTTGCTTTCGTTACAAGACTTTCATTTGCCATCGTCAAAAGTCCGTGATCTACTCCTGCAGTTCTCAATTCTTTTCCAAGATTGAATAGACCTTTAGCAGTTTTATCACTTACCATTCCACCATAACAAGGCATTGCAATCAATACAGACATAATATCTTCAGTCTTTTAGGTTATTATACTATCTTTTTACCAGAAACACAAACGGCAATTGAATTAATTGTAGAAGCAACTGCAACAATACTATCGTTTGTCGCAAGGTATTTTGCCTTATCAAGTATTTCAACCACACTATTTTTAGGTATAGTCATATTATATGCTAAGTATCCTTGACGAACACCCGTGGTTACAATACCTCCTACAGTTCCTCCACGATAAATGGATACTGAAGCATCAATATCAATATTCAAATTGTAATTGATAATACGAACTGATTGAACTGTAGTTGGATAAGTTGTTGAAGTATAAATCTCAGTTCCACTTGAAGACGTAACTGTTGAACCGACACCAACATAGTTTGTATCAAATTTCTCCGAATAAACAATAAACGCATCTAATCCACCATCAACACCAGCAGCAGTTGTTCCTACTCCTGCAAGTGCTTGGAAACGAAGAATGTCTGATGGATTGGCAATAATTGGTTGATTGAATAATAACTCTGTTGCGCCTTGATAAGGAACAATCACTCTTTGTGCCATTGGAACGTTCAACCAGTTATTTGAGGATTGAAAGAAGTCTTGTCTTGCGGACAGATAAAGTTCATTACTAAAGACGTTTGTGAAGTGAATTGACTCAACGATATATTTTTTACCAGCAGTTGATGGGAATGAATAAGCAATTCCTGGTCCAATAAAGATGTCATTATTTCTATTTCTTTGAGAATCTGCTGTTGAAATACCAGCACCGCCAATACCAGTCGCAATACCTGAGGTTACTGAAACATAAATGGATGTTGTAATTCCAGTATTATATACTGCGGCTGCTCCTGTTTGTCCTTTTGGTCCAACATTTGCATAAACTTCCCAAGTTGTTCCATCATAAATGAAATCAACTGTAATACCTTTGATGTCAAGTACAAAGTCTTCTGTTCCACCTTCAATCGTGGAACTGTTACGACCAATTGTGAGATTATTTGTTTCCCAATCAGCACCATCAGCAATTCTTACAGAGTTTCCTGTTGTTGGTGATGCTGGAAGAGTGATTGTAAATGCACCACCAGAAGTATCAGCAATCAGTTGATCGCCAGTTACAGCAGTATAAGTTGTTGTCTTTTTACTCCAAGATGATGTATTACTAGATCCCTGAATACCTTGGATGCCCTGGATTCCTTGAGTACCTTGTGTTCCTTGTGTTCCTTGTGTTCCTTGGATGCCCTGAATACCTTGAGTACCTTGAGTTCCCTGAGTACCTTGTATTCCCTGAGTTCCCTGAGTTCCTTGGATGCCCTGGATTCCTTGAGTTCCCTGAGTTCCTTGGATGCCCTGGATTCCTTGAGTTCCCTGAGTTCCTTGGATTCCTTGACGACCTTGAATACCCTGGATTCCTTGGATTCCTTGAGTTCCCTGAGTACCCTGAGTTCCTTGGATTCCTTGAGTTCCCTGAGTACCCTGGATTCCTTGAGTACCTTGAGTACCTTGTGTTCCCTGAATACCCTGGATTCCTTGAGTTCCCTGAGTTCCTTGGATTCCTTGACGACCTTGAATACCCTGGATTCCTTGGATTCCTTGAGTTCCCTGAGTACCCTGAGTTCCTTGGATTCCTTGAGTTCCCTGAGTACCCTGGATTCCTTGAGTACCTTGAGTACCTTGTGTTCCCTGAATACCCTGGATTCCTTGAGTTCCCTGAGTGCCTTGAGTACCCTGTGTTCCTTGGATTCCCTGGCGACCTTGAATGCCCTGAATTCCTTGAGTACCCTGAGTTCCTTGGATACCCTGAATTCCTTGAATACCCTGGATTCCTTGTGATCCTGCCCCAGCAGAAGACCAACTCACTCCAGCACCAGTTGAGACGAGAACTGAACCAGCAGCACCTACCTGATTATTAAAATCATAAAGAGCTCCACGAAGTCTTAGGTTTCCAGATACATCTAATTTTTGTGTTGGGTTTGTGGTTCCAACTCCAGTATTTCCACTATAAGGTGCAAGTTGAATTGTTCCATCAGCATTTACATCAATACTTGGAATACCAGAAACATCATTAACTGAGAAGATAGAACCAGTAGTTAAATTATTTGTAATACTGAAGAGTTGTCCGGCAGAACCTTCCCAACTTAGAGTTCCAGAATTTAAAGTATCATAAGGAACAATATCGATAACAGTTCCAATTCCAAGAGCACCAGTAGAAGGATTAAATTGAAGTAGTGTATTCCCCACTCCAAGAATTGTAGAAACTCCAGAAGTTACGGTTACAAATCCA